GGCGAAGCCGGTCTTGCGACCCATGTTGGTCATGGTCTTTTCCTGAATTGACCACCACTCAGTGATGTCAAAGCGAATTACCTTACCAATCTCATCCTGACCAATCATGTTCATCTCGTCCCCGTCAAAGCCCATCTCGGTGGACGTTTCAAGGCGGATGAGGGAGTTAAGGGCCTCAGATTCTTTGCCCTTGCGCATGATGTGGTGGCTTTCGGTAAAGCTGATGCTATCCTTGGTCACCTCCATGGTGTAGCGCATCCACTTGGGAAGCTTCTGAATCGGAATAACAAGGAACTTGCGGAAGTTGGCACGGGACAGCTTTTCATCCGTTGAGGACAAGCCGCAGTTTTGTTCTTCCCTCAGCGTTGCAAACCAGTAGGCGAGGAAGTGCTGAAACATGGTGGCCGAAAGCCGGCGTCCCTTAGCGTAAATCACCCCGTACTCCCGCCAGAATTTATAGCAATTCCAGCAATAAAGCATCACAAGGCGGTCCCGGTTCCGGTACTCCGGAAACCCGTCTTTGGTCTGCACCTTGGGCCTCCAGTAGTTCAGGATTTTGTACTGCCATGGCGTTATCCATGTCAGGTATTTGCCCTGAATAAAAAACCAATAGCCGTCCCGGTAGTTGCGGTCGTCCTCCTGAATAATGAAGTCGGCCTGAGATTTAGTCGGTGCCTTGGGGTCCACGCCCTTCATGAAGGCGGGTTCGGGCGTTCTCTGAAATTTAGACTTGGGGTCCCCGTAGCCGGGAATCTTGGTCAGGTCTTCGGGAATAGGCGGGGTGCGACACCAGTCTGACCAGATAAACTCAACGATTCTGCCGTCCTTAATAAACTGACCTTCCCGCAAATACGGTACAACATCCGGCCTTGAACCATCATTTTCCATTTCGTTTCCGTCTTGCGTCAAGGAAGGTTCCGTTTTCGGATGCGTACTTCTGCTCAGCGAAGTCCTCGGCGGCATCTTCATTACCCCTAAACACCTCCAGCTTGACCTTTTCGATCAGCGAATATACTTCATTGAGGCTTATGCCGTTCTTAATTTTGGAAGTGTAGCTCTGGTTTTCGTTGGACTTACTCTCCTGCCCTGCCATCTCCGGCTCCCGCAGGGACTCATTGACGTTGTGGACCATCTGGATTAGGCTCCACAGGTACTCAGCCCTTGCCTGGCCTTGAAAGTGCTTTCTCGACGCCGATTTTAGCATCTCGTCGGATGGAGTGAAGCCTAAAATTCGAGACGCCTCGTCTCTTCGCTCGCTCCACGTTAAGCTCAAAGAGATTTTCGGCGAATAAACCAGCTCCGTCCATTGCATTAACAAGTCCTCCGAAATCTGCCCATGACTTTCGCCAGACGTTGAATATCCGTCTAAGGGCGTCGAGGTACCACGCTTCTTGCTCATAATCAATACGCTTAAAATTCAGTTCTTTCAAAGTATCAACGGCCATCTGAACGACCACGTTGATGAAAAATATCTCTACCTCACTTTTCCGGCTCAGTTCCCGGTGGGTCTTTATCAACTCCGAAATTGACTCTCGGCACCGCTCCGAAATAAGGCCCGTTATGTACCGCATCTCCATGCCCTCGTGCCCCTCTGGATAACACGGCAGCCCGTTCTTAAACAAGGGCTTGCCGCTTGTGAAGTAGGGCGTTGGGGTTTTGTAGACAAAGGTTTTGCCTGTGAAAATCTCAACAAACCGATAGCCAGACGGGGTCTTTTCCTTGCACTCGTACTTGGCAATCACCGTCTCCCCGGCCAAGAAAACATGGTCCCCCACCTTTATGGGGCAGGGGAGCCCGTCTATAACTTTGAGCGTGCGGCGGCTGTTGATTTTCTTAAAGGCCATATCATTTCACAAACGACACCACGTCCGTAGTCAGAAAGGTGGTGGCAACGCTACACGCATTCTGAAGGGCAACCCTCAAAACCTTTGCGGGGTCAATAATGCCCCTTTCAATCAGGTTGCAGAACTCATCGTTCAAAGCGTCGTAACCCTTACCATATTCATTGTGGTAAATAATTGGCGGGGCGGCCTCACCGTAGGGCTTCTTGCCGGCGTTGTCAGAGATTTGCTTGCTTATGGCCTGAATAGCCATATACACGCAGAAAAGGCCCCGCTGGTAGTCGTTGACTATCGTCTTGGGGTTCTCTGCCGCAAGGCCCTTCACCAGCGGAATGTCAATCGGGATGTTGTAACACGCCCCATTGAAGGTCGCCCCGCTGCCGGCCACGAAGCCCTCTTCGTTTGCAGCCCGACACGCTTTGATGGCATCGTCCACCCTGTCAATCTTTTCCCGGAGTTCGGTAACACTACCCGCTCCCACCGAAAGCACGGCAACCCCGCAGGAAATGGATGAAATCCGGTCTTTAATCTCCTGCTTCCGGCTGGGGTCGGTTTCCTCATCAGCAAGGACGGTAAGACCCGCAACCCTTGTCTGGATAGCCTCGTCGCTTCCACCGCCTTTGATAATAAGGGTATGCCCCAGCCCGATTTCGGCCCGTTCAGCGCTACCCAAGTGCTCGATGGTGGCGGCCTCCAGCTTAATGTTGCGCTCCTCGGAAATAACCAAGGCCCCAACGTAGGTGGCAAGGTCGGTGGTGTAATCCTCCATGGCACGACCCTGTCCGGGGCATTGCACCGCACACATTTGAATAACCCCGTTCACGTGGTTTTGAACCACAAACGCAAGGGCCTGCTCGTCCACCTCTGGAGCAATGATAAGCACGGGGCGCCTCTCCTTTTTAGCCTCATTTGTCTTAAGGACAAGGTTCAAAATCGGGGCAAGCTGCTTTAGCTGCCGCAAAGGGCGCTCTGAAATCAGGATGTACGGGTTTTCAAGGATGGCAAGGTTGCGCCTTTCGTGCGTAATGAACTCCTTTGCCAAAAGCCCCCTCTGGTGCTGCATTCCCTCAACCAAGTTGAAAGAGGTTTCCTTACTAACCGACTCCACCACCGAAACAACCCCGTTCTCCCCGGCGGCGTAAGCGGCCTGAGCAATAATGTGCCCCAGCTCTTTGTCGTTGTTGCAGGAAATGGTGGCAATCTTTTTGAGCAAATCGAGGTTGCCGCTTACGGGCTTGCTTTTTGAGGCAATGTAGTCCACCACGTAGCGGGTCCCGTCAATGATGCCCCGCTTTAATTCGTTGACGTTGACCGTCCCGGTTTTCAGGTACTTAACCCCGTAGCTTACAAGTTCTTGAAAGAGGATTGCTGAGGTCGATGTGTTGTGTGTTACAATGTAGTTGTCGGTGATATACAGGTTGTCTGGGTTTGTTACCTGAATACATTGCATTTCGGTAAACTGCCCCGTCTTTTCTATGTTATATATTGCTAAACCCTTTTTACGACCTTGCCTCTCAAACAATCTGTAAATAGGCGTGTCAGAATAAGAACCGCCCTTTCTTTTCATCTTTGCAATCTTTGTTTGCTTGCCAAGACTACGGCACAATTCACAAAAATCTTCTGCCAACTGTGGACTGATTGTAGTGAACTCAAAAAGACCTCTATTATTCACGTACCCATCAGTATCCATAAGTCCACAAAAAAGACGCTCTCTGGATTCTCTGCTTGAATACAAATAAGACTTTGGAATAAACTTGTTCCCGCTCCTAACACCAAAGAGCCCTATTTTTTCTAAAAGGGTTTTTATACGAACTCCATTATCATCAATACCAACAAATTTTACTCTGAAATAATTTTTTCTTTCCACATAGGACGTATTAAAATAAATCCCTTTTGGAAGAATAATTTTATTTAGAACGTGCTCTTTTTGTAGCCCAAGAGATAATTCGATACTGCCGGTTCCACTAAGGCTTCCATCCCCAAGGAGAAGCCCAATCAAATATGGGTCTAATGGCATTTCGTTTATGTCTTCAGTAAATTCTACTGGAGTAACTGGAATGTAAAAGTTCCTGTTTAAAAAACCTCCTTTTTCCATAGAAACCTTTCCGCTATCAACCATTTGCCTAACGGTCATTACTTCTTTTTCTTTCTTGTCTTTTTGAGTTATACACCACAAATGATCCTCGCAGCATTCAACTATCCTTCCATCGGAGAAATGAATTTTATATATTTCCTTTTGTCCTTTTGGAAAAATTGCTGCCACATTTTGAATCGTTCCGTCCGTACCACATATCTCATCGCCAACCTGCAATGACCCCATTTCTACAAACCCGGTCGGAGTTAATACTTTTGAGTATAATGGCTGTGGGCCGTCACCTGACGCCATAACTGTCTGAAAAGCAACCTCTTTGACAAGGTCGCCCCCGGCTTTTTCGATGGGGTCCTCAAGGAAAATGCTCCGGGCTACGGTGACCCCGTCCTTACTAATATGCGACGGGCCGGACTGCTTGACCATCATTACGTTTCTACCCCTTGCTCCCAAGGTCTTTCTCACCGCATCCGCTGTTTTGTCGATGCCAGCCTTTACCCTGTCACGGGCTTCGTTTCCAAATAGAATTTGATTTTCCAATTTTTTAAATGTTTAATGATTTCCACTCCAAAATTTCATCTCCAATCGCCTTTAGCGACCGGTACTTGACCAGAAACCCGTTCTGGTTCTGCCACTCCTGATTCACATACGAAGCACGGCCCCAATACACCACCGTCCCAACCGGCAAATGGTCATTAGGCTTGGCCACAATGCCCTTGTCCAAGCAATAATCGTAGGTACTCACCTGCGCTGCCCTTGTCGTGTCAAAGGACGTTAGCTTCATGGTGGGCTCAATAAGGCCGCTGTGCTTCAGGGGTATTCTTTCGCAAAATATCCATTGCCCCATGGTTCTGCCATCCACTTCAATCATGTAGTCCGGGTTGACAAACAGGCACCCGTTCACAAACAGGGAGTCCCGACGGATAGCCGAGTGAGCCTCAAGGAAAGAAAAGATGCCACGTTTTCCCACAAGGTCCGGCCAGCGGTCCTGCATGGAAAGTGGGGCTTTGACAATAATCCCCTCTTCGGCAAGCCCCTCTGTTTCCTCGAATAGCTGAGACGGGGAATAAAGCCTATTCAGCTCCCCCTTGAGAAAGGTGTCGGTCAGGCCGTTCACCTTTACAAGAAAGTGCTTTAAAGGCTGAACCTCGTAGTCAACGTAGCTAATCGACATCGGGGAGAACGGCGTGAATAACGTCCTGAAATACGATAAAATATGTTACGCCCTCCCGCTCAAACGGGAACACTCGTTCCTTGGAATACAGAACCACGTCGCCCGCTTGAACCAGCATCGGGTCGTCGGGGCGTCCGGGTCCGGTGGCAATAACGGTGGCCCGATGGTTGTATTCCTTTGCGTAGTCGGGGATGATAAGGGCCCCAATCTTTTCTTCCTGGTCAGGACGAAGCAGGACCCTTGTCCCCAGCAGGAGCTTTGTCGGTGATGATGATGGTGATTTTTCCAATTTTCTTGTGCTTTATGATTCCTTTCTCAATCCATCGGTACACGGTCATGGTGCTTACCTCTTTGAGCCGGGCAAACTCGGAGACGGTATATTCCGATATGGGATTTTCCATAGGGCAAAGTTAAACCATAAACATTTGGATTTGCAAATAGCAAAAAAGCCCCAAGCAATGCCGGGGCCTTTCACCTTTCAAAATGAAACACAGTTTACTTAACGCAATAATAATTCTTTTATCCTTTCCAGCCCCTCCTCAGCTTCCTGTTTTGTCTTGAAGCAATTCCCGATGGCATGGGCATAAATGTCGTCCTCGGCCCCGGCCCACCACTTCTCCTGCGGACCATGGGATAAATCAATAGCCCAGTAAATGTCAGCTCTTTTGGGGGTGAAGCGGGGTTTGTTTGCATTCTCAATCTCCTTCAATATCCCCTCAGCGTCGCTTGTCCTAATTACTTGCTGTCGATACATAAGGTATTGAGCGTAAGATATTCGGCCATGGGTCAAATGCTCGTCAAGGCAATCATAAAAGGATTTAAAAATCTCATATTGCATTGAGGGGTTCAGTGGCTCGTCGAACGGGGTGCCTTGTTCCTTTTTCGCCTGAATATCCGCTTCGATTTGGTCTTCGAGTTCGGAGAGTTTGCTTTTTTTGGATTCTTTGCAATCGGCAATTACCGTGCCAGGCCACGGAGTAAAAGGGTACGGATTATGTTTAGTGTGAAACCGGATAGACTCTTCCCGTAAATCGTTCCTAAGTATTGCTGCCGCCTTATTAAGCGGATCGCCTTGTTCCGCCTCTTTTGCCACCCTATCAAACCATGACTCCTCCGTGGATGCCTTGTAAGCGTCCTCCATGTTGGCAAAAAAAGACTCGGCAAGCCGGGAAATCTCGGCTTCCACCTGCTCCCTATTTCGGTCCAATGCCTCCCGGACCAAGCTTTTAAGCTCCTCGGTGCGCTTGGCTGCGAATGATTGAAAATCCATACCCCAATATTAGCGTGTAAATCTGGTTGTCTTTCTTGGTTTCGACAAAACGTCCATACCCCTCGACCGAATCACATCACGGGTCAACGAAGCGGCCAGCAATTCAATGTCCTCGTCCTCCTCCGTTCGTATCCGAATGAAAGTATCCGTGGCGATAATCACCTCGGCGTTTACCCATTTTTTGTTGTGGAAGTGGCGGACTTGTTGGGTGCGGTGGAATTTGGTCATCTTCTATCTCGACGTTTTGGTCCGCCCCATTCTTCTGGAGTTGGTATGCTTTTATCAACTCTTCTTAGGAAGTTGATCTCTATTCTGGTTTTTAAATCAGGACCAATCATGTCCTCTATTTTGGGCAGCTTGATTTCTTGTGCCGTGTCTTGTTGGGTGCGGTGGAATTTTGTCATGTATAAAAATTGATTGTCGGCACCGGGCCGAATAATGGCAGTTGCTTAACGTGGTTTTCAATCCGCTTTTTTGCAGCGGCAAAGTAGTCGGGGTCTTTCTCCCAGATGTCAATATCAAAGCCCATTTCAATACAGGCAATCACGATGCTCATGCTTCCTCCATGCGTGTCTAAGATTGCATCTCCGGGCTTTGCGTAGTTCTTTAAAAGCCATTTGTAGAGGGCGACGGGTTTTTGGGTGGGATGGACCCTTGTTTCCTTGTTTTTCATGTCCTCCTGAAGCATCCCAGCCCACCTAAATTTAAGTCTTCTGACTGCAGTAGAAAAAGAGGTCCAAGCAAGTTCACAATCCGCAAAGTCCGATTCACCATTCTCTTTATCCCAAACAACCCAACAGCTTGAATCAAAAGGGATTTTACTAATAAAATGATTTGCACCCCAAATGATTTGATTTTGCGAATACCTCCTGATGTCATCAAAAAAACCCTTGGCTGGAGGCTCTTTGTCATTCCCAGAAAAAGGCTTGTAGTCTTTTGCTTTTGCAATTTTACCCCTTGTATGGTTTTTTGAACCATCCTCTCCTATCCCATACGGCGGATCAACAATGGCCAAATCCCATTTCTTTCCCATCTCGAAAGCCTGCTGGCAATCCCCTAAGTAAATGTTTGCTGTCATACCCCCACCACAATTCTCACATAATTCCCTTCCCGCTTCTCAAATTCGCCCTTCCATGTTGAAAGCAGCTTCTCATTGTGGGCACGGTGCTGCGGCAAGATATATTCTTCAAAAACCATTACAGGCTTCATATCTCGATAAGATTTAACCAGCGTCGCCTTGGGCTTCCATGACGAGGCGAGGGATTGGAGTGCTTCGAGTGGGGTCATTTTAATCTGGCTTGTTTTTAATGCAATCAAAAATAAAGGCTTCGTGGGCCTCTCTTGTATCCAAAAGCTCGTTTGTGTCGCACCGACGATACATCATGCGCTCTTGGTCGTAAACAATAAAGCGATGGGCTTTTTTATGTTCTGGGAAAGAAATCTCAATAAGATCTTTTGCATTTTCTGGTCGATAACTCCAGTGGTGCATATTGTTGCCGACTGTTTTTGGTTTTATACTTTGCGACACAAGCCTTGCCTTTTGTTTTTCTGGGTATTTTTCGTTGTATTTTGCCATATCCCTTCTTTTTTCTTCTCGTGTGGGCTTGTGCAAAGCTTTATACCCAAGTCTGTGATACTTTTCCCTGCCTCTTGTTTTTTCTTTTTCTTTCCATTCAGGATCAAGAATTAAAACATCTGCACGGTCTTTTGTGTCTTTTTTGGTACACGCTTTGCATTTATTTAAATGCCCATCACTCATTCCTTTGTGAGTGTAAAATTCAGAAAGTGGCTTTGTCTCGCCACATTTAAAACAAGCTTTGCTACTCATAATTTATTTATTTTCACAAAGCTAATCATTAAAACGGCAAAAACAATACTGCCATTTTAAAAGGGCAAACTATCCTCCTGATCCCCTATCGGAGCGCCGCCGGGAACAGTATTTGGCGCACCAAAAGCATTAAAATCAAGAGGGTTTTGTGCGGCAGCCGGAGCCTGACGTGGCGGCAATGAAGCGCCTTGCGAGGGGGCGGCATCGTTCCTGCTTCCAAGTAGAACCAGTTCGCTTGCGGTTACTTCCAAGGAAGTTTTCTCCGTTCCGTCCGCAGCGGTATAGCTCCTTTGAGACAGCCGACCCTCAACCATTACCTGAGATCCTTTGGTAATGTACTTTTGGGCAATTTCGCCTGTTTTGTTCCAAGCAGCAATTTTGTACCAAATAGTCTTTTCGGGGTCTTGCCCCCGTGCCGGCTGGTTGATAGCGATTGAAAATTCACAAACGCTTCCAGATTGAAGCGCTTTGGTTTCGGGGTCCTTGCCTACATTCCCGACAAGGGTTACTTTGCAATAAGATGCCATAAGATTTTTAAATTTCACCAAATATACCACCCCGCAGGGATGGGTGCAACAGGGTTTTCGATGGAATAGCGTTATTTCCGGATGAAGTCAAAGGGTACGTATCCATCCTTCTGATCTGGAAAAACCATCGCCGGCATAAAAAAAATCTCAGCCTCGAAATCGCAGTACATTGGCACAACGCAAATGCCTTTGTTTGGGGAAAAGATTCGCAAAGAACCCATTTTTGCCCCTACTGACCTCAAGCCCCTTGCAAGAATGTTTGGCTCTATTCCAACCCATTCAATCGGCTGCTGCACCATATTCTCCGGCTTTACAACGGCCCTGTAGTCCGGAAACTTCACATCCCATTCCGACCGGATTTCCAGCTTGCCGTATGTGGTTACGACCATCGCAGTTTCATTCTCCAGCACAAAGTCAATGCAGTCATCCGAACACCAGAACTTCCATGTTTTTCGATGAATCATCATTCCGTTGATTTTAGCCAGAATCTCATCCGGAATCATCTCCAGTTTGACTTTGACCAAAACATGAGCGTCCGTCGCAACGGCATATTCGCCGTCAATGAACACGCAATTATAGGCTGCCAATACTTTTACGTTTGAGCAAGCCAGATGCAGAGGTGGTAGATTCAATTTTTTCATGCTACAAAATGAACATGTCTATACCTGTGGTCAAAAAGCGTTCGATGAGCAAACAAAAAAGCCCGACCAATTACGGACGGGCTTTTGAATGGGAAAAGGGGAACCTATTTGCCTTTCAGCTCTGGCTTGCCAGCAACAGGGTTCAACGAAACCGCTTGCTGGGTATAAACCGAAATGAACAACTTCTTCAATACCTGATCGCCCCTTTCCAGCTTGATTACGCAATCCCCGAAAGACAAAGCCTTAATCTTTGCCTTCGTGCCCTCTGCCACAATATCGAGAACGCTGTCGTTGTTAAAGAAAAACTCAACAGGCTCCGTTTCTTCCGGCAGATTGATTGTGAATGCCTCCCCAACAAGAACATCAACCTTCTCAACATCAAAGGCCGTTACGTTGGGGAAAATGAAATTGGCCTTCATGATTACTTAGGCTCAGGCGTCCCAACGGTGATTCCCAAAGAAGCCGCAAGCGGAGTGGTCACCGCCAAAGTAATGGTTTCGCCAATCTCAACAATGCCTTCTCCAAGGTCAGCGTCAGCAACAACGGCAAATTCGGAAATGCCAGGCTCGCCAGAAATCAAGGTTGCAGAGAGTCCGTCTTCGGAAACCTCAAGGGTTGCGTCGCCAGAAATTTTTGTCCATACCGGATTCTCAACCTGTGCTGGGTTTTCAGCAGCGGTCTTAGGGGAAAGAACAACAGGAATTTTTTGCTCGGAAGTAATGCTAATTACAGATGCCATGTTTTTGCGTGTGTTAAAAGATTTGGTCCGCAAAATAACCCTTCCACTATTACCCCTAAAATATTTTTATGGCATTGTTTTTAGGTGCGGATTGGATATAAAAAAACCGCCTGAATCTCAAGCGGCCTTTTAAAAACAATCATAAACCCTAAGCAATCGTTTGTCAAAATAAATCCTTCTCCATCCCCGCCTTCAACCCCTCCCACTTGTCCCCGTACACAATCTTGCCGATTTCATCGAGGTTGCGGGATAGCTCTGCGAAGAGTTCTTTTGCCGTCTTGCCGTCCACAAACATATCATTCAAAGTTTTATCCGGCTTGAATAAAGTGTGACAGAGGAACCCAAAGTGGGCCGTGAATATGTCTTTTTGGTCTGGGGTCATTCTCCTTTCAAAACTTGTTTACAAAAATCAATTACTTTTTTCTCAATGTCCCTTTGAGCCTTCTCCAGACTCCGCCACTTTTTGCCTTCGGGGAAGAAATGAAAAGTGGGGCTGGTATGGGCGTGCCAATACCCTTGTTCCTGATGAATTTGAAAAAGAACCGTTTGGCCCTGCATAAGCCAAAATTCGGGGTAGGGTTGCAAGGTCATGTCGAGCCAAGTCATAACTCAATCTTTTTCGGGAATGGGTTTTCGAGTGCGATATTTTGCCAATTCGTTGCTTCGTTACTTATATTTTGAACTCTAAAGCCCCTTTCTTTTGTTTTCCCAATAAAATAACCGCAAGCAGTTACTTTCGGCTTTTCAACCTCCCCATCCCAGCAATAAACAAAAGTGCCCGGTTCCGGCAATACTTCCGGCCTACGGACCTCGTAGGGTTCGGGGAAGAGGGTTGGGACGCACTTAGAAGAAATAGCCCCGTTCTCATTATAAGAGAAAAATTCTCCTATAAAAAATACATGGGTTCGATATTCTTTAATTTCTTTCACCTCCCCTTCCACCCCAGGAAACAGGGCCTCGTCGTAAACCTTTTGGCCGACATAGAATTTTGTGTGTTCCATGTGAGCAAACCTACCACCTGTCCGGAAATCCCGGACAACTGTTTCGATGGATGTATCAATTTCCCCGATAAACAAAAAACGCCCCCAGTGGAAGCGTCGTTTGCTCGTTTTCAAACAGTATGAATCTATAAGAACGCTTGCCTTTCGGCATTGTAGGCCACGTCGTCGACAACGTAAGCCCGGCACCACCTCCGAAAAGGTTCGAGGCAAATGTAGCACATCAAATCTGAAATCAATTACCCCCATTCGACGAAACGACGGGAATGCTCGATGGGTGGGTTATACTTCTTTGATTGAAATGCCATGCACCTGCTTCATCAGTTTTCGCTTGGCAATATAGGTGCTGAGTTTTTTTGTTGCCTCAGACTTAACATCTTCCACCACCAGTTCCCCAGTTGCTTGTATTCGGTACACAAAATCGGCAAAATAGGACATTTTGCGTTCACCCTTTTGTGCCGGGACCAGCACAAACTCAACCTGTCGCTCAGGCAAAGTTATTTCGCCAATTTTCACCAAAAGCATAAGCTCCCGATACCGATTGTACTCTTTTTTGGAGTCAAAAGTCATGCCGTCATACAAGACTTTTTCGTTGTTATACTTCGCTCGCCTTGCCTTGCCCTTCTTAACTTCAAGCAGATGGCTGTTTTCCGGCCTTTTGGCGGCCTCTGACTTGCGAAACGACTCAATGTCCCATCCTTTCATTTGCGTTCGTTGTAGGGGCTAATAGAGGCTTTCGTTGGGCAGCGGGATGATATTTGGCTCCAATTGGCTGTACTTCAATTTTCCAAATATACTTGCCTTTATACATTCTGTTGTCTTTTATGCAGTTCATTACTGTTCTTTGGTTTGTTCCCGTTTGTTTATACAATGATTTAAAGGATTCGTATTCCTCTAATAAAACCCCGCTAGAATCGTATTTAAAGACTTTAGTTCTTCTGCGAGTTTTTTCTAGGCTTTTTGCATTTTCTCTCCCATGCAGATACCCTAGTTGCCTCATTCTTTCTGCCGCCTTTTTTCTGGAATTATCCATAATCCCCGTATCAAAAGCGTGTCTCATATTTTCGGACAAGGTAGTCCACTCCAAATTGCTTGCGCAATTATTCTTTTTGTTGCCGTCTTTGTGATTGACCTGTGGCTTGTTTTCTGGGTTCGGAATAAAATGCAACGCCACTAATCTATGAATTGTTCCTCTTTTGTTTTTGCCGCCAACCCACATATTAAAATATTCATACCCGTTTTTGCCAAAGTTTGTTTTTGAACTTTTTTGATTTGTTGATCTAAAGTTGCCAAGGTCTGAAATTTCATAAAGACCGTTTGAGTTTTTTACACTTACCCATTTTTCTTGCGTTTCCATAAAATGAAAGACCCCGAACTCAAACGCTGCTACACATTCAAATCCGAGGTCAGTTGTTGGTTGTTAAACCAATATTTTTTTGCTGGTAGCAGACAGCAATACAAAGGTAATTAATCTCCTGAATATTCATTGGGAAGTTTTAAAAGAATTGAATACTCCGAGAGTGCCCACGTCCGGATTGCTTCGTGATAATCTTCGGCTTGTAAGGTGTTAAAGTCTTTTGTTGAACCACCAAACACCATTAGTTCGCCTGTTATTTTATTCAACCGCTCCACAGGGTTAAATCGCTTTTTCAGCTCTTCGTGCATCTCCGATGGAAAATATCCGAAACATTCTGCCAATGGGTTGACAATGCAGGCGAAGTAATAGCCCCGTTGCGAATCACTGCGCTTTTTGCGCCACTTTTTGATCTGAATGACATTGCGGCCTTTCAGGGCTTTGAGGACAGCGTAGAGCCGGCGCTTGTCCGGCTCTTTGTCGAAATCAATGATTAAATCGACCATGGTGGTATGGAGTAATGATGTTTTTAGCCCCGTGTTCAAACCGGGCTTGTTTTGAAAGAGACAAAGCGTATTCCATGGCTGGATGATTGTCGGAACCCATATTCCCAAAGTACATAATCCCAAACTTGCCGCGTATCTCATCAGCAAAAGCCCAGCCTTCCGCGCTCCTTACGTCTCCGTTGTTCCCTTCTCTCCAAAACAGGAAATTGGGGTTTTCGCTTGGCGGCCCGACAAAAAGCAAGAGGAACTTTCCGCTTTCGTCGACGAAGTCCCGGTGCTTTGAGTCCTTTTCAAAGTTTGATGGCTTTACCTCTCCGAAGGCGTCGTACCTGGGGAAGTAGAAGTCTGGTAGATACAAATCTCCACTCGAAAGGGCATAGCCCTCAAGTTCGTACTCCCATTTTACCCCAAGGGCGTCAAAATAGATTGCCCAACGGGCCTCGGTCCTACTTCGGAAACGGTAGCCCCTGTATTGCGTTTCGATGGCTTTGATTTGCTGTTCCATGGTTTTTAGAAAGGTGCTTTTTCGTTGGAATTAAAATCAATCTTGCCCATATCGGGCACCACGGGCATAAATAGCGGCTGCGATTCAAAATTCAAGGTTCGCTCCATGGCACTGACCGCGTTCATGGCACTGACTTTTTGCTCCGGAATGCTTACGTCGTAGTCCTCGTGTTCAAACTTGAAGGATATGCCACGTAGCTTCATTGCGTCTGCCATCGGGTCCCGGTCCCCATCAAAAATGTACCTACGCTTGCTATTGTGGTAATGAAACTCCGAATACCCAAGCTTGCCAACCACGTATTGCCGTTTGATTTTTTTAGCATGGAACTCGCAAAGGGTGTTGTTTGGTTCTTCCTGGTGTAATGGTCGGTGGTAAATCAGAATGTTATCCATCTTGTTTGCCCACATAGACCCTCCGGTGATGGAATAGTGGTCAGGGCACGGGAAATTGTTCCTCCCGTTCTTTTGCGGCTTTGTTGGGTGGGCCACAATAATGACCGAAATGTTGTTGTCCTGAGCAAACCGGGTCATGTTGCCCAAAAATCCCTCCAAATACCGGTGATCCTGATCCCCGGAATACTGGTGGGCAAGTTGATTGTAGGGGTCAATAATGCAGGCGCAAACCTTTTCCTTCATAATCACCTGAAGAAAAATGCCCTTTATGTGGTCGGGAGTAGGCATTGCTTCTTTGGGGTAGACAAAGAAGATGTATTGGTTTAAGAACATGATTGCGGCCCTGTATTCGTCCTCCGTAGGTCCTCCGGGCACGTTTGGCGTACAAATCTTGCCAATCAACATCTCGGCAAGGTGGTGGTAAAACTCCTCGGCGGGGCAATCTTCGGGCGGGAACAGGGCAAATTTGCGCTTATACAAAATCACCTGCATAAGCATATACCACTTCAAAAACTGGCTTTTACCGTAGTTGGCATACCCCGACAAAAGCGTAAGTTCCTTCATTTTGAGCTTAAAGTGGCGGTCTACTTCCGGAACATTTATCCCCGAAACCGATTCAAAGCCGTTTCTCCAAATGTTGACGGCATCCTCAATAACATCTTCGGCATAAATTACGTCTTTGATTTTCTCTTGAAGGTCAATTTCATCCGGAATTTGCTGTACGGGGGCCTCCGCGCCAGTTGTTTTGTTTTGAAGGCGGTTGTTTACAAAGTGGCAGGTTCCAAAGTCTTTTTGAGCCACCTTCCAAGCCTTTGCCGTAATGTCATTGGCTATTTCGGGGTCAGAGGGCAGGTAGTTGACGGTGATGTAGTAGGCAACGTCCGATTCTGGCAGCCCAAACCGGCAGCAGGAGCAGGCAAGGCGGAAAAGAAAGTTGTTTCTGTTGCCGTCGACGTATTGCTGACTTCGCTGATTCCAGATCAAAAGGTTCTTGAATATCTTTTCCTGCTCGGTAATGGGCTCGCCCATCATCATTTGCGACACTTGTTCTGGCACTTTATACACCTTCACCTTTGTGAACACCTTGGCGTTTGGATTCACGTAAATCTTGCTGTCGCAGCTTTCGTAGCACACCCTTGCCACATTGCGGCACATCTTGTCCATATCAGGGAAAACGGACAAAAGGGCGTCAAAATGGGCTGTATGCTTGTCTGGGTCGGAAATCTTAACCAAAGCTTTGAGCCCGTTGCCGGACGGGGACAGCCAAAGGGCGTAAATAATTTCATTTCGCTGAAGCTCCTGTTTTTTTTCTTCCAGAGCTGGGCCTTCAAGGCGGTCAAAATCAAGGCAAATAAGCCCTGAGTGCTTTTTCACCAACAAATTCTTGCGTCTACCCTCAAAAACGCCTGAAAACATGACGCAGGGCAGCCGGCGCTTTATTTCGTTTTGCTCAACCTTGGTTTTTGCCTCCCTCACCCGCTTTATGAGCGGCCAGCTTTTGCCGGTTTTTATGCGCTCGAAAGCTTCTTCGGGCGTTATGGTGTGGCTTACGGCGTCCTCGACCCCGTTGTAGTAGATGGAAATCATGAGTTTAAATTTCGGCTAAGATTTCGAGGTTGTGGGTCCGGCAATACTGCTCGTACTCTTGGTAGGAGTCAAAGGTCATTTGAATTTCACGTGGTTTGAGGTTTTGAAGGGGGTGTTTTTTGGGTAAAGCCGGAATATCGGATTCTTTTGATTGATACGTCCCGTTACGGCTTTTTTCATTTCTATGCCACGTAGCAAGTCTTTTTGGCAAGTCCCAGAACTTTTCTTTTTCATACCGGAATGCAGTGGCGGATTTGTTTTGCTCGGTCCAATAAGCAAAAAACGCATTAAGCATTTCACGCCCATAGGTCTCTACAAACGGAACCAGTGTTTCTTTGAACTTATCCTTTCGCTCATTCAAACTTGGCTTTGCCTTGGGTGTGGAAGCAACCGCCGGTTGCGGTGCAATCACTATAGGTTCTAAGGTTATAGGTTCTAAGGTTATAGGTTTATCTATACTACTACTGCTTTCGCCTGTGCTTTCTATCTGCTTTATCAAGTGCTTTGCAAGTGCTTTCGTATGTGCTTTGTCAAATTTTAACAAAGCAATTATGTTTGCAGTGTATTGATTTTTGCTTTCCTGAATCATTTCTATTGCCCCCAATTCCACCAATTCAGAGAGGGCTTTTTTGTAGGTGTTATAGGACTTTATCCCAATAGCCTCCATTGCTTCGGATGCCGGGAATCCAAACTTTGGCTTTTGGCTCATCCGGTTCCACTTTTCAATGGCCCACATATAAAGGGCCGTGGTTGTCGGGGAGTTTAGGTCCGGGTTTTCAAACGCCCAGTCGAACCAGTTCTTTGATAGTTCGTATCCAGTCATTTCGATTCGGCTGATTTAATAACCCGGTTCAATTCTTCTACAAACGCCTTTGCCGTATCAACATCCAGCGGCATATAGGTCTTGCTGTATGGTGGTTCGGCGTCATCTGTTTCAATTTTTATAACCACTTGGGCTTTGTTATTGACAAAGGCGGAAAGCTCGTATTCGTCGAACCCTTTACTGTTGCTAAAAAATACCCTTATTGAATTTGCCATTGTTGTAAACTTTTGTTAACGGAAACGTTTCTTTTAGGAGCCAAAAAATCAACCCTTGAACTGTTTTTTAAGAGCCTCTTGTATGTGAATAGGCATATCCCGGTGCTTGTGTAGGTAAATCGAAAGCAGGGGCCTTGAAATTCCTACCCGTTTGGCAACCCAGCTTATTTTGAGGCCACGGTTCTTAATTTCTTCTTTGAAATCCATGCTGCAAATCTAATGTTAACAAAATTGTTTATCCAAATTTATTTTCACTTCTCCAATCCAACCCCAATCTCCACCCTAACCCCATCATCCACAACCTCAGTGATGGTGACGCATCTGGGAGTCATTTCCAGAAAGTCGCTGAATCGCTTTGATCCGGGCAGAAGATCCTCTCCAAATGCCCGAATAGCCCTCACAGGGTACATTTTCCCCGTTACCCGGCTTTCAACAACACGTCCAAGGCGAATGGTTCCGATGGTGGGTTTCATGGCTTTTGATTTTCAAAATCATCAATGTCGTTGTCCCTTGCTTGCTCGAAAGAAACCAAAACGCTTTTGGCCTCCAGCTTCTTTTTGCCCATAGCAGCCCGTTCGTCCGTACCGCCTTTCCAGAATATCTCGTGCGAAACGCAATAAGACCCGCCTTCGCCACGAATCAAATCCAGGCCCTTTAACCGACGCAAACTCCGGCTAATCTGCTCCTTGGTCATAACCAAGTCCTCCATCATCTTCTTGCGCTTTAAAGCCGTCAAATCAACCTCGCCGGTATTCATTTGAGCCCAGCTACACATCTTAGCCAGCACCTTAAAATCATCGGCATACCGAATCTCATAAAACGGGCCCATAAACTGAATGAACGTCATAAAAAACTCATCGGTCCTCACCGGAATGCTATACCGCTTCCGGGTAACCACCTCCCTGACCTCACCCGTAAGACGGTCGGTATCCGTCACCGTTTCCTCATTAACCAGCTTTATTCTTGTTCTTGGCATCTGTTGACTAAATAATGCAACAAAGATAATAAATCCGGAAACAAGTTGTACCGAAAATGTCAACCTGTTGCAATAGAGCGCAAGCGGGATGCGTTCTAATGCAAAACACTCGGTATCCTATTGCAATTGTAACACTACATACACCATTGAAAATCAATCATGTAACCATTGTTACACCTCTTATCTTGTAGTATACACTTTTTATCACGCTACCATGTCATGAACTACCTGCATTTTCTCTTGGTTTTTACCCTCTTTTCGACCCATACCCCCCCCATCAAACCACCTACAAAACAAATCCATTTCAAGCCCGGTGGGGTGGCTAAACACATAGGACAGACAGCCGGGACAGAAAAGACAGGGTTCGGGTGGCCAAAAAGACGGAGATGCAGGTTTGGGGGTTAAACAGGGAGGATGGTTGAAAACAGCAACGTTTGAGTACAGAGGCGATTGGCCGAGACTAAGGGGAAGGGTTGATCGGTGAGATTGACCGGAGAGACGATTGGCAGAGAATGCGGCAGTAAAGACGGGCCAGAAAGAGACGTTACAGGATTGGGATTAGATGCAGAGTGGATTGATAGATGGGCATGGCCGAGAAAAGAACGGGACAGATAAGACAGGGGATTATGACCGGAGAGACGATTGGTTACTCCCCCTCCACCCCGGCCTCTTCCCTCACCACAAAACCGAAACCATTTCGACCCGGTACCCTCGAAAATCCATCGCAAACCGGACCGCAACCAGCAAGAAACCCGATTGAGACAACGCAATACGGGAAACAGAAACCAAACCTAAGCTATCCCTTCGCGTGCTTTACGTGGCGTTTGTGTTTGTTGTGCTTCGCGTTGTGGCGTTGTGGGAAACCAAGTCAGGACCGAAGCAAGGGAACCGGAACCGGAACCGAAACCGAAACCCGGAACCCGGAACCGGAACCCATGCGGAAGATGTGTACCAGGTAAAGCATACCAATTCAGTCAGGGCAGAACATACCAATTCAGGGAAACCGGACCGAAGCAAGGGAAACCATACCAATTTAGACCAAACCCGCAGACCAATTTCGCGCAAAATCTCAGGACCGAAGACGGGAAAAGGTGCTTGGAAAGGTCAGGATTGAGGGGGAAACGGGAAGGTTTGGAGGGGAGGAAACCCACCTTCCTTTCGCCCAATTTCACCCTCAAAACGCCTAACCTCTTCATTTTCACCCCTATTTCTTTGGTCCTTCGATTCGCGTCAATCAACCCTCAAAACGCTTGTTTGGTCGAATGAATAGCGAATATTTGCTTTTTTTGTACTTTAAATTGCGTTATGGAAAATCAAATCAAAGCAAAGAAGGGGAGAAAAAAACTTCCGGAAGGGGAGCGAAAAGTTCCGATTCGCATATACGTTTGTGAAAAAGATGTAAAAGATTTCGGCGGGGAACTCGCTGTAATGGAGCAACTTATAAATTATTTTAATTTCTTGCTAAAAAAACGCTTGGAAATTAAATAATTCATTCTACATTTGTCCTAACAATTCAACGGAAGCCCACGGAACGGGCAAAATAACCATGTTTACAGAACCAGCCTTATTAGTATCAGATGCACACGGTGTATTTATGATGCAATTATTGATTGACGAAAATAAGAAGTCCAATTCCTTATTTTTCCGTCAATTGTCTGAAAAATTATCTTCTGAGGACCTTGCCATTTTATTGGAAGGTCCGGATAATAAGTTTCATTTCGAGGTTTGTGACGACGTTTGCAGCCTGACGTTTACGGAAGAGGACGGACAAGAATATTTTCTCAGTTATGAGGAAGGTGGAATTTTCGCTATTCCTTCAGGTTATGAATTTGAAAACAACTAACGCTGCCCGCGTCAAAGGCAAAAAAAAGTATGTCAAAAAAAGCATTCCTTCATTTCGGCGGTTCTTTTGTCGGAACTCCCAACGGACCATTTTTCACAACGGAAACAGATTTTATTGAGGCTCCGCTTTGGTGGCACAAACAAGGCTTATCCTTTACCAAATCAGGCTATGGTTCGCGCATTCCCATGCCTTACAAGGTCCGCATGGGAAACAGATTTCACCGTGTTTATTGCTGTATTTATGGCAATTCAGGTACCTGCTTTATTGAGCAAAAAAGAAAGCCTGTTGCAACGGTTGATATTTATTAAAATCTTAATTCAAAAACAGTATGAAAACAGTAAATGCAATCAATTCAGTTTCTGAAATTCAGGAGCTTGAAAAAATGGGAGTTGAAATAGAGTTCACTCCAGAAAATGAAGATATTTCTCCCTTTGGTCAGTTCGATGACGACGAAACGGCGCAAAAGATTTGTGACAAATACGAAAGGGGTAATGAGGCTGCATGGTTTTGTGCAAAAGTTTCCGTAAGGTTTCGCGGTTTTGAGGGGACCAATTATTTAGGTTGCTGTTCTTACAAGTCCTTCAAAGAGTTTTGCAGCGATGAATCCGGATATTATGTTGATATGGTTAATCAGTGTATTTCCCAAGTCAATACAGAAATTCAGGCCCGCAATTATGAAACCCAAAAGGCTTGGGACATTCGCCGGGCTGTAAATTTGATTCAGTCTTACGGATATGAAATTTTCCAATCAATCAGAAAAACAGCATGAAACCCACAACATACCAAACCATCTCAATCCCCGGCTACCTTTTCCCTGTAAGGGTTGAGGTAGTTATGGGAGCCGGATTTATTGCCTACCGTAGGGCAGGAAGGGAGATTTTTAGGGAAACCATTAAACCATGCGACAAATGAAAACAATCGACAAAATACTTTGCGAAGTATCAACAAAATATGGGGCGCCAATGGGACGCCCAAATGTAAACCCCACAACGCCGCAAGGCCACAAAACAATATTTGACTGTCGCGTAGTATTGGACCGCGGAGGTTATGACAAGGGCGGGGCATATTGGGGCATTGGCAAGGAATTGCGGGTTAGTTACACAAAGGACCTTTCGTACATAAATTTTTATCGCAGACCATGAAAACACCTCAAATATTAGCACTCAAAAAACAAGCTCAAGAACAACGGGAAAGGCTGCCCTCATACCATCCATGGCAGAAACTAAGCGAAAGCGCGTTGATTTCTGAGCTTATGTATCTGGAAAACCAAAGGATAAAGGCCGAAAGGGAGAAAATGGAAAGCGACAAATCTCACTTTTATTTCAATGATTAACCCCATAAAACCCTTACCCATTGCCCGAATCCTGTTTGCCCTATCCTTTTGTTTCCTGATTTTAAGCCTTCATTTCTTAATGATCGGGTCAAAGGTTTGGGGGTATGGATTGATTTTTCCAGCGTTTACTCACATGATCGGGGCCCTTTATTTATTCAGGAAACACAAATAAAAATCCCCTCCCTTGCCCCTGAAATATGGGGGCCGCGTATCGGATACGGGGGAGGTGGGCAAAGACTTAATCCCTGAAAGGTCGATAAATGTAGAGGGGGAAAAAACCCGTCCTAAGCCCGGACGCAAAACAGGGGAATTTTATGAACATAGTTGAAATGTTGGTTTCATTCGTAAACCAAAGGCCCGGATTAGATTTTGAAAATTATGGGGACATATCTGCGTACCGGAAAGAAAGCCGCGAAATAACGGCGGATAAACACGATTTCTTTGAATTGCTTTCACTTGCCCAACGCAGGATTGACAATTTCCCGGCAAAGCTGGAAACCTACCTGACAAACACCGATGGAAGGCTTCAGTATTGCACCGGACAATATTTCCCGACTGAATATCGGCCCGCGGCAAATGGCGTCCTCAAATCGTTTATTTGGAACTCATACCGGGACGAAAAGCACCCGGACGGGACATCCGTTTATACTACGGGTCCGGAAATCCGCAAGGCTATCAAACGGAATCTTTCTACAAGGGTTGGGAAATTGTATTTTAATTGATTACTGAAATGGAACGCGAAATAATCAACGGAATGAAAAGAGGCATCCAATACTCGCACTATGTTGGAGGCTATTTATTAGAAATACAAAACTCGCTATTTCTTGCACTTGATCCAGAACTTTCCAAATATATGGAAGGGGAAGAGGGGAAAAATGAATATTGGGCCAAACGTGCCACCGATATGGTAACACAATTACGCGATAAAATTGCGGAATTGGATAAGCTCAACAAAATGGATTATTAACTGATTGTAAGCCATGAAAATTGATTTTTCAACTATTGCATACGTCCGGCATTCGCTTGCCGGACCTGTTTCAAACCTTCGCGGATTTGCCAAAGACGTAAACGACTATCTAAGCGAAACGCACCCCGCAATTTTGGCGGAGAAAACAAATCCCAAAGGGCTTTTTACTATCGGGCACAAATTAGAGTGTTTGGTACGCGATGCGGACAATATAATAAGCGAAATCGACCGCATTCGCGATGCGGCAACGCCGGAGGCTTATGAAATAATCCGCGCCCTTGTGGATGAACTGAACAGGCAAATAGAGAACACCCCGACGGCAAGAGAACGAACGGCCCCGGCAATTTTAGACAAAGCAGAATCTTTTTTAACCAACTGGAATCCATGACAATCTATCAAATTAAGCACGCAACCCGGCATACAGCACCGGAATATTTTACCCGTAGAACCATGCGTTTTTTCGGGCAAACATTAAAGGATTTTTCAGTCCGAAAACAGGCTGATGGACGTTTTAGAATTGCGGCCCCTATGCGAAACTTTGAAGGCAAGAAAATAGGGGTTAGTGTTCGGTTTTTTAATCCTGAGAACAACAAATTAGAGGCATAAAAACATCCCCTGCCTGCCTTTCGGGGGCTGCGGTCGAACCGGGGCAGGGGAACCAATTTTTAAAACAAACAAACAGTATGCAGACAAAACAATTTAATGGGCTTATTCAAATTGTAACAGGTCGGGACCTGACAATTAAAACCAATGATTTGGAATTGGAATTTGAAAAAGAATATTATGTTTTCAGGAAGCTACCCATAACAGGGAGAACGGTTTCTTTTTACTGGAAAACGCCCAAATCCGACGAAAAAATGCTACGGTCTTTTATTACGGCTTTTTGTTCCAAATACCGGGAACCGAACCCTGCAAAATATGGCCCTTGCAGCATTTACACCGAGGCAAAAACATGGGACCAAAAAACAGAAGAAGAAAGGGAGCATTGCTATATGCACCACAGTACCAATATGTACTCCAAAGAAAGACTATTGGAACAAGTGCAAGCCAATTTCAATAGCCCCGAAATTACAGACGGGCTTATTAAGTACGGGTTCTACCCGACCGAATACGGGGTAGGTATTTTTGTAGTCTTTGAAACCGACTATGTAAAAAGGGCGGTCAATGCAATGTATAATTTTCTCAAAAAGAAAGGCATACCATTTTCAAACGAATACTCCGACGCCCGGTGGGTATTCAGGTTTAAACTCAACCTTACAAAACAAGTGCATCAAAACCTTTTAACGGGCTTTGTAGCTTAATCCACCCTTCCCGCATTGCCTGAAATGATACACGGCAATAGCAACCCTTTAAACATCGGAACAGGGGCGGGAACCAAACCAAAATGCGGCCACCGTGTCAGAGTGGCAAGGGAAAATGACACAAAAGGAAAAACAAAGATGCCGGGATCAATTCGACCAAGTGAACGACTTTTACCGGATTAACCACAGGGAGCCACGTTTAGACGGGCCGCCCATTGAAAAGATGTTGTATTTCAGACTTGAGGCATTCCGGAAAAATCCGGCATTTGCGCAAGCCGCAAGCGATGAATTTCAGCTATTGATTGACGTAAACAAGTAACAAAATGCAAACCTTATCCACCCGCTTTGCCACCCTGGCCGCAGCGCAGCAAATGGGATACTTTCCCAATTTCGACACACAATTTTTTGATTCCTTCAAAAAGGTTCCGAAAAAATACGTTCGGACCACATCCGAACAAACAGCCTTGAAAATGGCCGACCGCCTTGGCAAACCAACGGCGGCAAAGAAAGAGGGGCAGAATATTTTTATCATTTGGACAAAAAACAATTAAAACCATGCACGCCAAAAAATATTTCATCCGCGAAAAACCCGTAGCAATCCTGCCGGCCTTCAGCGGAAAATGGGGCACGTATGCCAAAGTAGAGCGGGGCCTGAATTTGAGTGAGAAAAAGCTGGAAGAAAGGGGGTATGTCCTCAAATACCTGACCCCGGAGGAAGCGCAAGGCTACTATCAGAGGGTGAACGCTGAACTCCACGAACAACGGGCCATGGAATTATTGGACAGGGCCGAACAAGTGGCCTTGTGTTTGACCTGCCCGCCTGTGCCAATATTTGATGGGATTGCCAAATTGAAAGGCGAACCCATGCGGGATGCTTACCATGGATGTGGTAAGGGGACGGCCTACATACAGGATGGTTTTGTGGTGGCCTTTCATTACGGATATGCAAGGCCGGAGAATGCACCGGGGGAAGGGTGTAAGGTGATGTTATCAGGGAATGAGATTGTTTTTGTATGAGAACGACAATACACGACAACGGGCAGGAATTTACCTTCCCCAATGGCTTTGAAAGCTGGCACGAAACGCATTACCAAATTTCCGCAGCAATACATTCCAGACAACAAAGCCACCCTATTTCCGGCCTTGTGCATGATACGCAAAAAGGGATGGGACTTGCCGGACTTCCGGCCCTTGCCGTCCATTTAACAAATGAATTTGAGCAAGCGAATGAGGGGCGTGAATGGGACGGGGAATATTTTGAAGCAATCGAAACTTTTGTTGACTCTAAAAACTTATGAAAACAAATTTCACACCGGGACCTTGGATTTATCAACAAGGCCACTCCCCAGCATTTCAGGGCCATGTTTGGTCTGAAGAAACGGGTAAATACATAGCCGTAACGCATGAAGACGAAGGCGGACACAACGCCGCCTTAATCGCCGCCGCCCCTGTTATGTACGAACAGCTTGTAAAAGCCCTTGAATGGCTGGACGCCCTCGAATCGGGGGTAAGTATGCCTGAGATGCGACGGGCCTCAATACAGGCATTTTTGCAAGAAATACGGGGGACCTTAAACAAGGTTGGATCATGAGAATCACCCTAACCATCCAAACCTGCGACCGTCCCCGCTTTGATGCGGCGGTAAAGGTGGCATTGAAGGGCTCCAGTCCTTTGATTGATTGGGGCAAGCCTTTGGGCAACGCTTCTGGATTTGCTCCGGTGCATATTGTGTGTGATGGGTACACGGAGGGGGAATTGGGTTTTAAAATTGGGCAGGAGTATGGCAAACATTTTTTCAAATTCAAACAAATAAAACAATGGGATACAATTTAGCAATCGGTCAACTAAAGACCACAATCGAATCAGAAGGACTCCATACAAGAATTGTTAATGATGTCGAGCCGATGCGATTAGACGAAGCACCTGCGTACGGAGAACCTACCGATGGGACCAACCAAAGATGGCCGTCATATACCGTATGGCGCAACGCAATGGATTTTATCGGTCTTTCTGATCTTATGTACAACAATGAACACGGTCTTTTAAGGAGTCATCCCGGATGCTTTCCATTAACAAAAGCACACAAAAAAGCGATTGACGAAGCACGCAAAAATTTTTACAAGAAATATCCAAACTGCAAGCCCGGATACGAACCCGGAAAGGATATTTTCTTAACCGATCCGGACCCAAGTTGGCCGATTCAAAACAGTTATGCCACACGATTAGAATGGCTTAAATTCTGGGTTGATTGGGCCTTAAAAAATTGCTCACAGCCTGTTTTTTATAATTCGTAGCATTTATGACCACCACCCTCCTTCCACCTCGCACCCTCCGCCAACTAATGGCCGGGGATTTGCTCGCACAACCTGATTATCTGAATACCTTGCACCTCATCCAGATCATTTTGGACAAGAAAAACACGGATTCCGTCGTAAAATGGACGGCAGCCAAGATATTGGGGGATAGATTGCAGGAGAATTAACATGGATATGGGTATGAAATCATCTTACATGGGCACGGCAATGTTTATGGCTTTGTTGGCCACTCAGGACAATTTTGGCAGCCTACCAGAAATTGACGACCACGAATCCGACGAGGACCGAATAGAACGGCTGGAAAGGGACGCTCGGCATAAGAAACGGATACTTGCCCAACAAGAGGCCGACCGCAACAAAGCCAAAGGGCTGCGCCAATTCTTCTACGGGCCAAATAGCCTTTGGGCCCTGAATCAAAAGTCGGCAGACAAAAAGGCAAAAAGGAATAACTGGATTTAATCAACAAAAACAAAAATGAAAACAGTAAAACAATGGCTTGAGCAGCTTCCGGACGGATACCGGGAGAGGGCGTTGGAGAATTTGGTCCAAGACGGGAGGGAGAAAAACTCTGTCGGGCTTATATATTTGGCAATCCACAGGGCTTTTACATGGCAGGAAACAAAAGAGGGTTTTAGTTTTTGGGCCGCGGTGTACTCCCACTATGCAGCCAAAAGCGTGCCTCTCCCGCAACTTGCCCCACTCCCACCGCCACCATCAAAACCCCTCCCCTACCGCCTTATCCTTGCCATGTTGGGGGTACTGGTTGCGGCTGCCGGCTTCTTTATGGACCTCCAGTATTTCGTCGGCTTCGGGACCGCCATCGTATCATTTGCCATATTTTTTAAAATTGAGAAAGCATGAAAACCCCTAAAGAAATCAAACCTCACCCCGTAGCCATCGGGCTGTTTTTTGTGGCGGTGGCCCTTTTGATTGGTGGCTGGATTGCGGCCATATACACACCCCTTGAATCCAGATTGCCACACGCTTTGTCATATACCGGGATTGCGGTCATGGGCCTATGTCTACTCATTTTAATCTTTCAGAAATCATGATGCCACACCATATCATAACGGCCTGCCACGTGCTGGCTCAAACGGGGGTAAGATCCCGGCTTTTAATTCACTCCTTCCAGAAGGAGGTGATTGTTGAGATGCTCGATGCCTTTGGTGGGACGCTGGAGGTGACGGCCTACGGGCTCAAGTATTCGCAAGATGTCAAAGACATGGTGCAGGTAGAGGCGTTTGTCCCCATGTCAGAGGTCAAACAAAACGAACAGATTGCCGCATGGGGTTGTTCCTTGAATTTTTACAGCCCGATGCAAGAGGGGCCGAAACCAGAATGGAGGGATGGGATATTGATATTATGAAACGAGAACTGCTTGAAAAATTCAAAGGATGGGCTTGTATAGCCCTTCTTTTTGCCTTTTCGATTTACGTCTGGGCACAGTTGATAGCGACTTTAATTTTGAAATAAAATGTTTGACAACGACACCCCACCAACCTACCCTGTCACCGTCCAGGACTACATTGATAACAATTATCAAAAGCCTTGGTCTGATGTTTTAAGCTGGTTTTTGACAAGCTATTTGGAAGAGGAATGCGAAACCAAAACAGACCTGCTGATTTATTTGGGATATGCAGATGCCCCGGAATCATTGATTGATATGGTTCGGAATGATACGTTCCCGGAGCAACTAACCGAAGAATACGAGGGGTTGGTCTAAGATTTTTATTCACCCGACAAAACATCATTTACTTTGAAAAGTACAATCAAACAAGCGTTGCGGCTGCTTATCCTTGCCGCTATCATTTACATCTCATTTTTTTAAAACCTATGCAATTACAGAAAGCAACCCGGAAGAAGACGAAGCTACGGCTAAATCTTTCGGCCCCTTCAGGTGCGGGAAAGACCTATTCAGCCCTTCTTATGGCCAAAGGATTGGTCGGGGATTGGGACAAAATTGCCGTTATTGATACCGAAAACGGTTCGGCATCTCTGTACGAACACCTCGGCCCGTTCAACGTCATTGACCTTGCCCCACCATTTTCCCCGGAGCGATACATACAAGCCATTGACGCTTGTGTTGCCGCTGGGATGGAGTGCATTATCATTGACTCCAGTTCACACGAATGGAGCGGCCCCGGAGGGTGTCTGGAGTCAAACGACGCACTTGCCGCTGCAAAGTTTAAAGGAAACAATTGGGCCGCCTGGAACGAAACGACGCCCCGCCACGAACGCTTTGTGAGCAAGGTGCTTCACTGCGACGCTCACGTAATTACCTGCACCCGTTCCAAGATGGAGACCGTTCAGGAAGGGGGAAAGATAAAGAAGTTGGGTATGAAGGACATCCAAAGGGAAAACTGGGAGTACGAATTAACCGTATCGCTATCAATTGATAGAGATACCCACATGGCGGTCCCAAGCAAGGACCGTACGCAACTGTTTGAGGGCACAGCTCCATTTGTCATCACCGAAGAAACCGGTAAACTGATAAAGGCATGGTGCGAAACCGGCGTGGTGGACCCGGTCAATGAGTTCCGGGACAAGTTGCGCAAGGTTATTGACAACCCGCTTATCACTCCAGAGGAACGGGCTAAGTGGGAGAACTGGATGCCGTCTGGCACGGCAGAAACCCTTCAGGGACAGATTGCAAAAGCACAGGAAATGATTAACCAACGCACCAATGAACCTCAACCGTGAACTGACCTGCATCATTTCCGACGCCCGGTTGTTTAGCGACGCTGACCGCACCCGATTCAGGGAGCGGACGGCTCGCAGGCCGGTGGAACAGGTTGTTGCCGTGGCCCGTCGGGTGGAAGCGGCAAGGTGGAAGAAGTGGAAAGAAGAGCATCGTAATTTTTTGATAGGATGAATTTATTCAACATTACACACGAACGCAAGCTGCTTATGCAGCAGTTGGAAGCCGCAGACGGGGAGGCGTCAGAGGAGCTTCTGGAAGAACTTGCAATCAATCGGTCAAACTTTGAAGAAAAGGCCGAAGGATACGCCTACATGATGCGCAAACTCGAAACGGATGTGAATGCCGTCAAAAGCGAAATCGACCGCCTGACGGCCCTAAAAACGGCAAAAGAAAGGGCATACGAACGCCTTGAAAAGACTTTGCTTGATGCCGTTGTTCAATACGGGGAGAAAGGCAAGGACGACGTGGCAAGGGCCGAGGTTGGGACTTTCCGGTTTTCAACCCGTCGCAATCCCGCTTCGGTTGAGATTTTGGATGAAGAGGCTATTCCAGAGGAGTACAAGGTGAGCAAGACGACGGTGAGCGTAAGCAAGACGACGATCAAAAACGCCTTGTCTTTGGGGCAGTCCGTTCCGGGGGCGCAGATGAAGGAGGGGGACTTGAGGCTGGTTGTGAAGTAAAAAAATGTTTTTACATTTGCAGCGGATAGAAAACCAAGCTGAACCGGTTTATTGCCCAACCAACCCCTCATAGGGCAAAAGTGTGCATCCTAATTACCGGTTCAGCCATAGTTTAGCAATAAGCTATGCGGTTTTTGGGGTGCACACTTTTGTTTTGCCCCTCTTTGGTTTTGACTTTCTACCATAGTCCAAAGACAAAAAGAAAGGCCGTTTGATCCGGCTGGGAGTAATCCTGAAAACTCGACCACACACAGGCTTGCGATTAAGTCCTGCTCTGACCCAAGGTGTCAACAGGCAACTGGTGCCGGAAGGTAGTAAGTCTGATGAACGAAACACCCAAAGCTGTTAAAGCTGAAGTTAATAAGAATTGGGACAGGACGGAAGTGGTGGTTTGGGTTGAAGTGTTAATAGGAGACACTTAAATCTTGGTACATGGGGAACCTATACACCAGGATAAAAACCTTCCTATGATTAAAAACCAATAATTTATGCTACTCCACACAATCGAACGAGGCAAGTATGCGAGGGTGGTCGCTGAAAGGGTGGTTTACATTGAAGCATCCGGTCAGGACCAAACAACCCTGCACATGACAGACAAACGGATGATTGCGGTACGTGGTGCATTGGGATTGATTGCGGCCAAATTCCCGACCTTTTCTCAGGCTGCCAAATATTGCTATGTGAATCCGGACCATGTTTATTCCGTTCGGGTAATTGGTATGAGGGTTCATATTAAGTTTGGGAATGGGGAGAAGCTGGAGGTGGGCCGGAGCAAAAAATTCTACAAACAATTTTTGTCGTCCCTTTGAGGGGTTTGGTCGAAGAATTTATATCTGATTGAGAGGGTGAAATATTTTTGAAACATGGAAGCAACAAAACCAACAAAACAACAAATCAACGCTGCGGCACTGGAGGTGATTGCTCGTATTTCTGAAGGTAAGGAACGTGAGAGGCTGGAGAGGGAGGTAGGGGAGGTTCTAAATAAACCAAGAAACATAATTGGAAATGCTTTATGGAATAACGATAATCTAGCATTTTCTTTTTGGCCTACTTGGATAGACTGTTGTAATTCAAATGGATACCTTGTCGCCACCTTCAAACTCAAATCCCGCAAAACCGTTTAAGAACATCCAAAACAAAACTTTAACAAAAAACAAATGGAAGCAAAAGAATTTTACGACAAAAGATTAAAAGAAGATGGCACTATTGGTAGTGTTCAGCTTATGGAAGAGTATGCAAAACACATTATTGAAATAAATTTTTGCGATGGAATCTCAATTGAATTTAATAAGCTGTCAGTAGAAGATTTAAAACGTATGCATAGGGCGGTAAGCTTATGTGTCATGTGGGTCAACACTTAATTACTTAACCAAACCATTCAAATGATCTTCCTGCAAACCTCCGCCACGACCTTCCACCAGATTGATGCTGGGGAGGTGGTATTTATTAACACAACAATCAATACAATCTTGCACAAGGATAATATTATCAATTATTCCGATGACTTTGAGGGCAGGATTGTTCAGGAATTGGTTCGGGCCAATCCAATGATTTCTAAAGTGAACGAATCGGAGTATCTGAATCGGAACAAGATTGACCGGATTGAAAGGATTGGATACGACTACCATGCCTACATTTCCGGAAGTCCATTTAGACTCGACCCCAACTGCCTTCTGGTCCACCTTACATTCAAAAAAAGCTATGTGAAAACAGCAAAGCAATACATCAATAACTTGGACAACCAGGGCATCATTGATTCAATAATCCTTGGTCCGGGAACCGTGGAACACAAAATACGGAGGATTGCAAAAGAGGACATTGGCGAAACGGTCAATACCTACTACATCAACAAAAGGAAGAGGGAATTGAAAGCGAAAAACAAATAAGAGCATGAAAACCAAAAACATCCGGGACTTTGTAATCGTCCCAACAACGCCCGAAGAGGCGCAAAAGGTAGCAGATCGGCTGGTGGAGATGGGGGAGCCTGTATTTGAGCCGGAGGAGTTTGCTAAATGTTTTAATCGTTTCCGATGGGTGACGTTTGATGGGGATGATTGGGTCCAAAATAAGCCAAATTTTGAAAACCGCCCCCGCATCTCAGCAGCCGATTTTTTGGCGGGGGATACTCAAAAGATTTTGGAGGTGGAGTAAGTATTCAACCAAAACCAATCCAGAGCCGTAAAAAGCAACAAAATAAAAACCTTTAATTTTACGACATGAAAAACCTCTTTCTCCTCGCAGCCTTCCTGATGGTATTGGGAAGCTGCACACGCAAACTTATCACGCCACAAACCGACGAATTGGTTGTAACCTCCGACGAAGTTCCTGGACCACAAGAACTGTCAATGTTCCGCACCGCAAGTGAACCGGATTTCTGGGAACCAACTTACCGAAGCTACCGGATTGTTCCGTTCTACATCGAAGTTGATTCAATCTACAACGCTCACTGGCGACCTTTTACCGAAGACACGGTAAGAGCCAGATTTGCCAGGATTGCATGGAACATGGAACGCCAGACGGGACTAAGGTTTACAATTAGCCAAATCAAAATCCTAACCCGCCACGACATTGTAAGCCGTCAGACAAACGGAAATAATATGCTGTTTCAGTTTTCATCAACGGTTCCAAGGGTAGGCAACAACTTTATGCTAAGGATCTCAGGACGTTCTGGATTAGGTGGTTCGGCCTTCATATCCAGAGGAAGCCTGACAACTGCACCATACGCCATTTCTGGCTTCGGCAAAGCGATTGCAGGAGGGTTTGATAAGCCCGGAAACGACGAGTACGCCATTGGCCACGAAATCCTGCATAACTTGGGAATCTCACATTCCCATAACTGTTGCGAGTGGTACACCAAGGACGGCAGACCATTGGGCAGACTTGATTCAGCAGCAGCCGGGGAAACAACTTGTTCACCTGTTCCGATCCGTTGTAACAGGACGACCATACGCCAATCGGGAGGCTGGAATAGTTATGCTCATATTTGGGGACAGGCAACCTACACCCTGCATCCATCGGTATTGGCTAAGCTACATCGGGCCGTGTTTTATTCAAGCCTTCAGACTTATACCCCGACACAACCACCATTACCACCCGTTACTACTTGCAGCACTCAGGTAGCCCACACATCAGCCACAGGAAGTCATCCGGGCTTTGATAAGGCATTGGATGGTATTGACAACACAAACGCTTCCAGATGGGTTGTAAATGCCCCACAAACAAGCCTGACCTTGACCTACAACAATGCCAGCGTGGATTGCATCCGGATATGGACAGGGTACTTGTCTGGCTCAACATGGGGCAGCCCAATCAGGCAAGCAATCGTATCGGTAAACGGCACTCAGTTATTAGCCGTTCCTGGTGCTTTGGAGATCAACATTCCGGTTAATCGGGCTGGGGTGAATACCATTAAGATTGATTTCTTTGCGTTGGATAGCCATGTAAGAATTAGAGAGGTTAGGGTTTTGGATTAGGTTGCATAAAGTTCCGCAGATAAGCGAAGGCACAAATAGCGTTGGCTTTAGCAAGGGATTTGGGCTTTTGCTTATGTGCTGTTAGCAGAAGTACGGTCAATTTTAAACGAATTTTTAACTTAAATAAATAACAAAATGAAAGTAACAGTAACAGAGGATTTAGGTATCCAATTAGAAGAAGTTTTTAGCGGTTTAACTTTAAAAACCGAAAGTGGGGAAACAATGTCAATTTGTATGCGAGATAGTGGCTTTGAGTTTAATTATCAAGGCGAGTGGTATTTTGCAAAAGAAGGATATGTTGAGCCATTTCACAAGTCAGTTAGAGATAACTATTTAGTTTCTGAATTGCAAAGACACGACCATAATTTAGATGCAGATGCAATGCCTGTTAGTAACGGTCAGTAGTATTTCTGCTAACTCGTAAATATCCGCAATCAACCTAACCAACAAAACCAGCGAAAGATGAACTACGAAAAGCTATTTAATTATTTCCATGAGCAACATGGGATAAGTCTGTTGCTAACAGATATGCAGGAGGTTGCCCGTATTGTTAAGGAAGTGGAAGAGCCGGGAAGCACGAAGCCAACTTGTCCGATAATTGACGTTTGTGGGTTTACTATTGACTTGCGAAAAGTTGAGCGTGTTACTCCGGTCGGTGGCGATAAAAACCATTTGTCATATATGGTTTATTTTACAGGCGGCAATAAAATAGAAATTCCTCATGCACAGCAATTTGCCAACGGGAAGAAATTTGACCACATGGAACGGGAAAAGTTTGTTGAATTATGGAAATCTTTTAATCTGAGTATCCATGCTTGAAATCCTCATAACCGGCTTCCTTCTGTTTGTGGCTTATGTCATCTATCACCACAACCGCTACACCTACGGCCACTGCAACGGCATACCGGCGCGGAAGCATTGGGCATCTGGAGTGGTTGAGATGAAGTTGGAGCAGGAATGGGTCGTGATGTCCCGGAAATATTGGAAGGAGTTTACAGCGTATAAAGACCTTGAAAAGTGAGAATTTGGTTAAATGACTGGAAAGGCCGCTTGAATTTTGAGCGGTTTTTTTATTTCCCTTCCATTATTTCTCTGGCATATCCACCTTGTTATACTTGCTAACCAATCGCCTAAACTGGTCCACAAATTGACCTAAAATATAGATCAGGATTGCATCGGTTGTGTCTATCTTCCCAAATTTGTAAAGCCATCCAACTCCAATAAGAAGCCCGACAAGGATTGCGCTTGTTAAAAGGAAGGAGATAAACTGAATTGTTCTTTGCCAATCCCACATTCCACAAAAATATCTTATATTTGCATGGCTTCCAATAGGAAGCAACCAACGGACTAGGTTGGACAAGAAACTGGGAGAAATCCCATAACACGGCCCTGAATTGGCGTAGCTAGTCCCTGCGTTGATTTGGGGCTTTTGTTTTTAAGATGGATAAGTATTTAAAATTTGTTGAAGCAGGGCTAAGAGTTTCTAAGGATGGAGTAGTCTACGGCAAAAGAGGGAAAGAAAGAGTATTATTCACCAACAATTCAGGTTATTCAATAACCCATTTTCTATATAAGGGGAATCCCATAAACGTCTTGGTGCATCGACTTGTCGCAATGGCATTTATCCAAAATCCATTGGGTCTTTCTCAGGTAAACCATATCAACGGGATAAAATCCGACAATCGAGTGGAAAATTTAGAATGGTGCTCTGTGAGCCAAAACATACGTCACAGATTTTCATCTGGCATAACATCTTTGCAATCGCAATCTCGTCCTTCTTTACAAAATGGAAGATGCAGGAAGGTGCACCAAATTAAAAATGGGGTAATTATTGATACATTCCCTTACATGGTGGCTGCCGCACAAGCTGTTGGCGGCACAGCCTCGTGCATTAGAAATGTTTGTGCTGGTAGGGCTTCATCGCACAAGGGCTTTCAATGGGAGTACGCTTGATCCTTTTGCCTGTTATGTCGGAGTTGAATTTCATGGCTTCACAATCAACAATCCTTTTGCATTTGGGACCCACCTTGAGTCTGCATGAAGCCATCGCGGGGTCGCAGAAATGTCCTCTACGGCCCTGATAGACGTTTTGGCAATTACCTCTTCCTGGTTATCCAAAAGCCACTTGTATAGCTCCTCAACAGTCATATCCGGACTATCAAAGTCGGTGGCGTTCATTTTGTAGGAATGCTGGCTCCACGGATTGAAAGACGGTGCGTCGGGCGTTCTCAGGCCCCGCCAGAAATGTACGGGGTTCTTGGTGTGCCAGTTGTTTACAACAAGGCGCACTCCTGTCCGGGTCCGGAGCCACTGCATTGCCTCAACTTGCTCCCTGACCAGAAACCACGTAGAATTTGCGCCCCACTTTTGATAGGTGGACCGGCTTACAAATTCTTGGATGTCAAAGTTGGTTGTGAGATTGCCCATTAGTCCACAAAATAATGGGTTTGGTCGAAAACTGCAAAATGGATTTATTGGGAAGGGGTAGGTTTGGGGAATGGAAAATACTTATACTCCAATCATTGTAGACCTTGTTTACACCAATTTTGAATCCAATCTTTTAAAGCAAGATGGGAAGAAAATAGATATGGGGAAATTATCTATCACCGCAATTTTGGCAACCCAAAAGGACGTTGAGGGAATAATCAATCAACTGGAAATCATCAAACATTGTTTTAAGAAGTAATGAAACAAATCCTTCTAACCCTAATCGACCGCCTATTCCCCGCCAAGTGCAAGCATGAGTGGGAGGATAAATATATGGTTTCGGTAAAAAATGAGATTGGTCAAGTATATAAGACAAGAGTAACTTTGGCTTGCAAACATTGTGGTGAGATTAAACAGATGAGTTTATGACAAAAATCAAATTTATTGCTGTCCCAATCCGTATCGGGAAAGCAGCAGCCCTAAATCAATGGCTTGACGGCTTTTGTGAAATCCACGACATTGATAGAGACAAAGTCAATGTCGTAATGGCTGGGAAATCTGCTGTGCTAAGAATTACGATTGCCAGTTTAGAGCATATCAAACTTTTGTCGGACGGGTTGAAGGATGTGGTGGAGAAGGCGCCTACCTCAACCCCGCAAAATACTCAACCGACCTCCTGACCCTTTTCCATCGTCCCCGCCTTCCTTCTTCGACAAACAAAAAGCTGTCCGCCTGTATAGCCACCGGAAAAACATAGTTCATGTCCCGGATTAGATATGCCTGTTCCCGTTCCTGGGCCCGGAGCCTGTCCTGAAGCTGTAATGTCAGCAACGCAAGCGAATCAAACTCCGCACGAGATACGGGCCTTTCAGATGGGATATGAACCGTCGGGCCGGTGCAGGCGGTGGTTAATAATAATAATACGAACGCAATCTTTTTCATTTTTTGAACCCTAAATAAACCCCAACAATATGCCAAACTTTTGCCCATCCCTTCCTTTTGAGGCCCTCCACGGCCTCCCGCTTCAACACGGGCTTGACCTGCGTGTCCCATTCGGGTTTACGAACGTCCCTGAGTCGCTTGTAGGTGTCGAGCATGGCATTTAAGATACGCCAGCCGAGAAGCAATAGCCATCCATGGGTGAATAGCCATTGCTCCCAATCGGGGAAGTCCGGTTTGATCTGAAGAAAAACGGCCCCGGCTCTAATTCCCCAGAAAACAGACTGATCCTGAAGGGTATGAATGTAGTCTTCTTTTAGGTTACAAAAAAACCGGGTCGGCATTACTCCTCTGTCTTGCGGTGGTAGTACAAGGTGTCGGGTGTCGCAGTTTTCCATCCGGGTAGTCCGAAGATGTAGGCGATGGCTTGGGCTCCGGTGATTTCATGTCCCTGAACTCTTTTGTTTCCAAGCAAGCCAGTCAGCCTTTCTTCCATGGCAAAACCATTAATTCGGAAAGTTGTTTCAATTTTCCAGCCTTTTGAGGACATTTCCCCTGGTAATTGCCGGTTATCCATCCCGATTGCAAACCCCTCTGAGGTCATCAGGGCGTGGCACAAAGAATCCCCGTGCTTAACCAGCAAACACGGAATCCGCTCGATACGGGTATAAAGTCCGAAAAAGGACCTGACGGGCCGCTGGATAATGCGCACATCCCACGGCTTTGGGCTGTTATGCTTCATTTTCGTTTGGCTCAATAAGGACGACAATAATCTTTTCCAGCAAAGCGGGTGCAATCGTTCCGGTTTCGTTGGAGATGTCAATCATTTTCAGATCGAGGTCCTCTGTTTCCTGCAAGGCTTCCCAGCGGGTCGAAACGGCGGCATCGGCTTTTTGGGACATTGCCACAAACTCTTGGTAGGCGATGTCTTTGGCCCCGTCTTTCAAGGCATCCATCTCCTTTTGAACTTCTTCGGAAAACCTCTTCCCGATCCATTTAAGCCTATCAAGATTGCGGGCAACCCGGTAAGCGGTAGTGTGCGACAGCTCCTTAGCTGCAAGCTCTCTGAGGCCAAAATACAACTTGGCGGCTTCTAAAATCTGTAACTTCATGTGTAAAAAATTTCTGCAATTATACATTAAATCTTCCAAGGTTGTCAGCCCACTCAATCTTGGCCTCGACGAATTGATTGATAACAACCGGCTGCCCCATCAGCATAATGAAGAAGTCAAATTCAGACATTATCCCGCCCTCATCAACAAGCTGGCCCTGCTGGTTCACCATCTGGTCTTTGGTGGCCCTTAGCGTGTACCATTTGGCCGGCATGGGATGGGCGGTTTTGACCTCGTCTTTGATGAAGTAGTGGTCAATCCGGATGCGAAGTCCGACCCCGAATCCGAACTCTGGATCAGCGTCGACAACAAGGCCGGAAAAAGAGGCTTCCCGAAGGATATTGCTATCAATGGGGTGTATGGAGATTTCGATTGGAGTCATAGTTTTTATACGTTTCTACCTAAAGCAGTTTGAAATGCGTTCACTAAAATCAAGGCTATACGGGCCTGTTCGTCGGTAAGGCCTTTCCCGCCAGCACCGAAAGAGATTTGCTGAGTTGAAGCAAAATCCCTGCCCGTAGCCCCGTTTCTTGTCCCGTAGTAGAGGTTTCGGTTTGGCCTCGTAGTTGATGCCACGGTTATTGTTCTGTTAAGCCGATCCCGAATCCACAACTGCATAATGTTGGATGCCTGCCTGTTTGCAAGCCATGCCCCTTGGGTATTGGTTATCCCCAAAGCAAAAGCCGCTCCCGCAGCGGTCGCATTCAGGGTTCCGTTCCCGTTAAAAGCTGTGCGTGAAGCATTTATCTGGTGGAGATTGGTCCCGTCGCCCGCTCCAAATAATACGGTTGCGGCGCCAGAATCCGTCCGGGTGTAAACCATTAGACTTGCATCATTGAGAAGCCCTGCCGTTGATGGGTTGTATCCAAAGTCGGCATAATTGGGCGTAGGATTTGATGCAAATGCGGGTGTCATTCCCGTCGAAGCGTGCGTCCATGTGCCAAAAAAAGTGGTATTGTATGCGTTCTTCATATCCAAGGCATGAGTCGCCGACAAGCCGCCGACTATCGGGTGTATAAAGTCCCATTCATCCCAAATCCCATTCACCACCAGTCCCCATGTAAGGGCGTTGAGAGCATTGATAACAGGAACAGTCGGCTCGTATCCAGCAACGTCAAGCCGGTTTAGAAAAGACAGGCAAAAAGGATGAATGTTATCCGGAATAAACGTCGAGGTGGTCCCCACGACTACCGTTCCTGATCCGCTTATGGCTGTGAGTGGCATGATTTTATCAATTCAAATAATGCGCATAAACCTGAGTTGCCGTAATGGTATTTGAGGCGCTTGCTGACCCCCATTCGGCCTGAACATCAAACGAAACAGTTGAAGTCATGTTGATGGCACCGGGAACGGCAGGAATATCAAAGCCAGAATCATGCCCGCTTGTAGTCTCAAAATAAGCCGAACCGCCCGCCCGAACCGTTCCGGAAGCCCCGGTAGTGATGCAAACTATCGTGGCGTTAATTTCCCAATATTTTGAGGACATGGACCCTGAATGGAGGAGAGGAATAGTCGCCACCGTAACGCCCCCAATGATAATAAGAATATCGACGTTGTTTGATCCACTATTTGTCCCCCATTCCCCAGATGCAAATACTTTGATGGTTTTCCCAACCCCAAAGAATCCGGACGGCAGGGTGGTTGAGCCTGTGACTGAGCCGATGATGGAAGTGGGGTCCGTATCATTTGTTACCGCCGCAGCAGGAGTAGTGACAGAAAATATCCCCAAAGCCGTCAGGTCCGAGGACTTGGTTAGGTTCCCGGATGAATCCGATACCACCACGCCAGAAGAAGACCCGGTGGCAAAGTCAGGGTTGCGGTCAAGGGTAATGAATTTGGTTACCGCTGAGTCTTTGTAGAAAAGCAGGGATGTATTGGTGGGAGAACCAGTATTCATCCACATTGCCCCGTTTGTTGTCAGGGTTGGCGTAACCCCGGACATTGGAACAAAGATGGCGTGAGGAATAGATGCCGTCGCCCCGGAAATGTGCATTAAAGCCGTTGGCGTTGTAAGGCCGATACCCACCAGTCCCGCCGTTACCAGCAAGGCATAGTTGTTTGTTCCGCCCGATGCCGTTAGGGACAAGGCGATGTTGGTGGTCCCTCCAGTAGCCGTCGAAGAAAGCCCGACATTAGTAGAAGTTCCGCCCGTATGGGTATTAGAAAAAGACCCAGCAGTCGTAGTTTGGCCTGCCGTCCCATTCGCCCCCGACAATCCCACCGAAAAAAGCGTCTGAGCGTTTGATGCCGCAGCGGTCGACGTTGAGGATAACCGGAAGGCCGTCGCCCCCGCCAAGGTGTTCCATTGCCATTCCTGAGCGAAATTCCCGTTCCCGGTGATGGTATTGCTTCCTGTTGCAGAGGTCAAAGCCGACAACGCCGTAGAACCGCCTCCTCCGCCCGTTACCCAACTCAGCACTCCAGACCCGTTCGTTTGAAGCACCTGTCCGGAAGTCCCGTCTGCCGTTGGCAGCGTGTACGTTACCGATGCCGAGGCCACTCCGGATTGGATGGTGGTGGTATTGGCGTTGGTTCCGTTGCGAAAAACAATCGCCCCCGCAATCGAAGAGGCCGTACCCAAAGTCAGGGCCGATGCCCCCGTGGCGACAAGGCCGACGAAAGTACCGACGCCGGAATCATTTAGGGTAGCGGCGGAGTTTTGAATAAGCTTCCCAGTGGTGCCATCAAACCTCGTAAAAGCATTGTCAGTAGCCGATCCTGGCCCCACCACATCCCCCGTTCCCGCTACGTTGGCCCACGAAGGAAGTCCGGACGCCAAAGTCAATACCTGACCATTCGAGCCAACCCCAAGCCTTGTGAACAGGCCGCCAGAATTTCGGTAGTAAATATCCCCCGTCGCATCCGAGCCTACGTTAATTACGGGGGAAGTCAGGGTTTTGTTTGTTAATGCCTGAGTGGTGGCCTCCCCAACGAATGTGTCGCTCGAATCAGGAACAATCCACGAAACAGCACCGGTCAGTAAAGAAATATCAAAGACAAGGCTCGATGAGGGCGATGTAGCGTCGTCGGCTATAAAGAAATTCGCAGCCGTAACCCACAGGTCCGACCCGTCAGTTATCATGCGGGCAAACCCGTCAAAAGCCCCAGCGTTGTTCCACTGAATTTCCCCGCTTGAACCTCCCGGAGTTCCGCCACCGCCACTTGATGTAAGCACCCCAGACCCAGACAAAGAAAGGCCAGAGCCAATCGTTATTTGCTGAATATCCCCTGAGCCCGCACCCCAACGACCAAGTAAGATTGCCGTTGATACATTCTGCATCTTAGCAAATGATACGGCATCGTTGGCTATGGTCATTACCCCGTCCTTATCCAAAGACCCGTCACCGGACATTGGAACCCCCACAGCCGCATTGGCGTCGCTTCCAACAAAGATGTAGGCTTCTGTCAGGGTATCATCAAGCTTATTTGCCAAAGCATCTGTAAGCCCAAAGACCTGACTCTGCGCAATCGTCGGAATATCTCCCGCAACCAGAGTGTCCCAGACGGGGGCCGTTGCCGTGCCCAATGTTGACAAAGACCGTAGAAATTTGCGGGTATTGGTGGTGTCCCCGGCAAGCCTTGTTGGCGACCCTAATGCTGCCCCGTAGATAATGTCCCCCAAAGTAGTCATCGGGTTTGTCAGGGAACTGATGGTGGCGTATTCAAGCTCTGTTCCGCCAGCATTTACCCTCAAAACCTGCAAGGCCGACCCAAGCGTGGTAAGGCCCGTACCACCATAAGCAATCTGAATCGTATTCCCCTGCCATGTGGTTGATGTAATTGGCGAGGTTACCCTTATGCGGGATGTGGCATCGTCGTAGCTTAGATTCGTCCCAAGGGTTACAAACCTTGCCGCTGCCGAGCTCTGGTCCCAAAAGAAAAAGGCATCTGCCGCCGGGGCAGATAAAACCGTTTGAGTGCCACCATAGGCCAGTGCCACGGGATCAGCCTCCCATGCACCCTGCACCACCGACCCAACGATCAGATCAGACCCAATCGTTACATCCGTTGCCGTCCCGCCAATAAGCAAAGACCCCGCAGAATCAATACCAAAACCCGTCGAGAAATTCAGGGTTCCGGTCATTGTGTCCCCGGCCTTTAGCACATACAAAGACAGATCCGGAGCCGATGGAAGGGTCGCCCATTCCAAAGCCGTAGCCCCGGCGTTCACCCTCAAATATTGCAGGGCCGTACCGATGGCAGTCAGGCCCGTGCCGCCTTTTGTAGTTGATATGGCCGTGGCGTTCCAGACTCCGGTGGTAAAGGCATTGCCCGTAAGCACGGCCTGACCAATATTTACCTGAGTGGCCCCCGTGCCAAGGTTTAGGACCCCCGTTGAGGTAAGGCCCAGTCCGGTGCCGAAAGTAATGTTGCCCGTCATTGTGCCTCCCGCAAGCAAGAGGTAGGTATTGAACTTGGCAATCAGGTCGGTTTGGTCGTTGATGTTGCCAACCCCGCCACCCCATAGCCACGAAGTCGCCGTCCCAGAGGGTGCGGTTTCAAACAGGAATGGTTGGTACAAGTTGATGATTTCAACCGGGACGTTGGTGTTTAGCTGCGCATTGTCAACCAGAAGAGTGAGCAGGCGAAGGCGTAGTTCCTCGGTTTGGTTGGTGTCTGCCGATCCCTCTAAAAGCTGGTTGTACCAGACTATGTTGTTGATCTGCTGCTGACCAGAGCGACCCGCAGCCCTTTCGGTGCGCAGGAGTGCCCTTTGCTCGGCAATCTTCTCGATTGCGGCATTGGTGTAGGCTTCAAGGTTGTCTAAGTAATTTGCCATATCAACAGTTACATAGGCATGAAGGATCATTGCATAGCGTCACAAGCTCGTCAATCTGAGCCTGCGCCTCCGTGTAAATATCCTCCGTGGATTCAACATTAGGAACAAGGGATGGAATGCACGTACTGAGCGTTGCTGCCGTCCCTATAAACATTGCATTCTTTTCAAGCCACTCCTCCTGAGAACAATTGCTTGGAAACTTGTTATTTAGCCGCCTCAAAGCATCGTAAACACAATTGGATTCGTTTACGTTCATCCATACCGGAAGCTGCCCCAGTGCCCCGCTTGACTGAGCAAGGTCAATGAAAGCGTCCCAGTCGTAGCCTTCATCCAAAAGCTCCACCCAATTAAGGGAATTATCCACCACAAGTTCCACAAGCTGAATAACTCTGTCTGCCCCACCACTTAGGTTGGCAAACGTGCGTGTGGACTGAGAGGGCGGAACGCGGATAAGGGAAATGTCTGAAAACGGCAAAAACCGGTACATAAACCAGATATTCACCTCGCTTTCTTCGGGCCTGGTCAGTGTTCCAGAGCCCGGAGGCGCAAAACCACCCGGACTTTCTGGATATGTTCCGGTGGCGTCGGCGACGGTGAAAGCCGTGTTGTCGGCAGAAATTGAAGTGACAGAAGGAATAATGCGAAGGTCAGAATACGGCATCAGCTTCCAAAGTTATTTTGTGCTTTCTCCAAAAGTTGCTCCACCCTGACTCCGTCGTTTAGGGCCTCGCTCACCACAATATCGGCATAAATAGCCAGCATTTGCGTTGCCGTCCGGTCCGGACCGCTGTTGGTCCGCTCCCCGGCCTGAGCCACGGCAAGATAAGCGTTTGTCAAAAGTTCTGCGGCAGTCATGGGCAAAGTCTATTGGCTACAAATGTAAAGAAAAAAGCCGCGTATTATTACACGGCTTTTATCAACTTATCGACGATTTCCTGTCGCTCGCAGCACGAGGCTATCAACTCGTCTATTTCTTTTGGGACAACAGCCCTTTCATCTCCCACCTCCACAATATCGGGGTTCAGTGGTTCATTGATATGGGGCAGGATGTCAACCCAGCACTCGTCAAATCCCCCGTCAATAATGGCCTGAGCCAAGACGGGTCCACAGAACAGGATAATAGGCCCTTTGTTCTCTGCCCACCATAAAGCCCTCCCGACAAGGTCGGAAAGACTTTCTTTGGTGATGACAAAGTTGTTTGGGACGGTTTGGTGTCCGGTGGTATCAAGCATTATTCCCCAACTTTAGCGGATTTTGCCCCGGACTTACTCGTCTTGGAAAGCTCATCAAGGTAGGTGGCAAGGGCTTTGTAGCCGTCGCTGCCATCAATCTTTTTCTTGATATACAACACGCGCTCCTCTTCGTTTACAAACGTCGGGATTGGCTCCTCAAACTTGAAAAACACCTTCCCGTTGTCGGTCCGGATTGCCTCAAAGTCTGTCAGCTTCACCTTACCGCTTTTGATGGCGCCAACAAACTGGTCAACCTCAATGGCATTGTCAAGGTCTGCAAAGATTTTGCGCATCCTGTCGTAGCCACCAACTTCTTTGACCTTGTTGACAAGGTAAGCCCGTGCCCCTGGTGTGGACTTGGCAAGCGTTGGTTGATTGAAGAATTTGTACCCGCGGAAATTGTCGGACATCAAAATTTGCAGATGGCCCTCCTGAACTTCGCGAATCTTGTCGTTGACCTCCTGTTCCCGCTCCCACGCATCGTACACATCCACGCCCTGAAGATCAGGGTTCTTGAACTCAAATGTCCAATTCCTGCGCAGCACCATATTAGCAATAACATTCTTGCGGGTCACTTCCTTCCCGTCCTGCCTTAGCTTTGATATTGTGGCAAGGATGTCCTGACGGCATTGTGGGTGCAACTGAAGCACCAGCCAATCAATTTGGTCCTCTTGGTTGTCGCCACGAAAGGTCTGAACGCCAAAGTTGTTGAACTGGCGACGACGGAACCTTGGCATATTGTTTCCGTGCCAGCCCGCATGAAAGCCAAGCAATACCTTTTGAGCATTCCATGTAATGTCCCATGATTTTATCAGTCCGATAACGCCGAGCCTTTGCTCCACGCCGGAAGATATAACCTTGTTTTTGTCAAGGGACGAGCCTTTCTGAACGTGAACCTTCGTAAAAAAGGTTGGGTTGATCGTCACTTGCTTTACTTCTCCCGGACTTAAAATGTCAAGGAGGCTTTTGTCTGTCGCTTTCGCATCGTACAATTCCGATGGGAGGTCATTGACCTTTACCACCATGGTAGTTAAGCTTTGCATTTTTTTGTTTGTTAAAAGGTAAATAAAAAAGCAGGGGACACCGCGCCCCCTGCTTTGAAGAAAACATTTTTAGGCAGGTGCCCCAAAGTAGAGCTTGTTTGCAAGCATCGTTTGAACGGCAATGTCCTTACCCATGGTCATGTAGAACTCTTCTTTTTGAAGGTTCTCAGGATTGACGTTATAAACCCTTGTTTTGAGTTTCTGACCGCCAATCATTTGAGGAGATTCCTTCTGAAGAATCCGTACCATCGGAGCAGTAACGGAGAAAGAAGTGTTGGACATTCCTTTCTGCAAAGCATACTGCTGGTCAGGGATAATGATGAAGGCATTATTCCAGTAGGCAGCGGTTTGCACGCCGTCAGAGTTCAATGGCGAATACATTTCCTTGTGTGACCACTCAGAGGCATTCATCAAATCAAACTCCCTTACGCCCAAGATAAACCGGCCCAAAGTCCGCTTAATCTGGTTGCGCTCACTGTTTTGGATGCCCTCCCCGGAGATATACTGGATAGCCCCGTTGGTAAGAGCGGCAAAGTTGTTGCGCTGCAAGGTATTGACCGCGTTTGCACCACCCCAGAAATTGACCTTAGACCCCGCCTGAACAGCGTCAAGCTGATCGGAGATGTCATAAAAGTCATCAAAGGTCATTGTGCCAGCGGCAAAAGTGTCGCTGATGCCGTATGTCTGAGCGGCGGAAACGTACCCTTGAGTAGTCGCCTTCCCGTTCAAAGTTTCGCCCCGGCTAACGGTGGCAATGGCAGAAGTTTCAAGGTAAGAAGTCAGGATTGCATCCGAGAAAATCTTGGCGGCAAGGTAGGTCTGACCCTCAAACTTGAACTCAAAAGACTGGTTGTAAGCAGCCGGATTGATTGTGGCCGAGCTGGTCAGTTGGTACTGCCATGTTACGCCATAACGGGACCAGCCACGAACCGATCCACCAGGAAAGCTGTCGCCATACGCAAACGCAGAGGCTTGTGGCTTCAAAACGTCACCAGAGGCCACCAGCGTATTCAGCACCGCAGTTGATGTGGATTTGAATTTGATGGTGTGTGTGCTTGAGGCGGGGTCAAATACGGGAGCCTCGGAAACAATCAACTGAGTGGACGGAACCGCCCCTTCAAAGATTTTACCGATAGTACCGTAGTTGTAGAAGTAGTCTGACCCGTTGTTGTCAAAGGAATTGGCAACAACAGTAACAGTGATTTCAGCACCGGCAGATGCACCACCAGTAGTGGAAACAACCGTAAGGGTGTTGAGGACAGAGTTTTGCTCTGTATGGAAGATGTTGTTGGTATCGACGGCAACGCCTACGAATCCACCATTATCAACCTGATTAGCCATGAACCCATTTTCGATGGGGGCACGGTCTTCGTACTGGTCCAGAAGGACTGGCCAGAACTGACGGGTTTGCGACGTTGAGTCAGCAAAACCAGCAAGAACCTGAGAGATGTCGGGGGTTGAACCACTACCGGCACCAACAGGACCAAATAATGCAGCCATTGTTGTGTAAAAGTTTTTTATTATTGAACCATTCGGACATCACTGAAAGGAGAGACATAGACCTGTTTTGCATTTGGGTCCTCACTCCTTACCCCTCCATTGTCCTTATTATGAAGAGTTTTGTTGGCAAGACTCGCTTCCAAAGCCTCCCGTGCTTCTTTTGGAGCCACCCTTTTTGCCGCTTCAACCATCGGTTTTAGCGCCTCAAGGGTTTTCTTCAAAAGAAGAGCGTCGTGCATCGCCTGAACGTCGGGCACGAAACCTTTTTCACCGTCAACCTTGAAAATGGCATTGCCATTATTAAACATTTCCGTCACCTCAGCATCGCTTACAACAGGTAGCTGAAACCCCTCTAAAGGGATGTCAACTTGTGGAACCACTTTCCCGGCAAGTCCGGCGTTGAGTTCTTCCGTGAGGAAAGCTATTTGAGCCTCCACATCCGGCGCCGACTGTTCTTGCCCCTTACTTTGCAAAGCGCTCTGCTTGGCCGCTTCAATCTTAGCCTCCAAATCAGACTTCTGTTGCGAAATTTCAGCCCTTCGGCCATCGGCCTTGAACTTAATCTCGCCCCATTCGTCTTCGGGTAACCCCAGATTTTCGGGTATATCAAAATCCGCGTCAGGGAATTGTTTAATAATTTCTTTCCTCAACAAGCTTTCGCTGTTAAGCCATGGTTTTTCAGCCTGCAACGTCTCCTTAAACAAGTCAACGTCGGACAGAGATGCGGGGTCTGTATCCAGCAAACGCCTGTTTTCAGGGTTCTCCATAATGGATACATAGTCCTCTGGAAGCTGATACACTACCTCCTTAACCGGCTCCCGGCTTTCAAGGTCGGTGACTTTCTGCTTCCACTCCTCAAGCTCCTTTGCAAGAGATTCGGGGTCAACGGTTTGCGCCCCCTCCGCTGCTGCTTCCTGCCCCACTTCGGCAGGCTTGTCAGGGTCTACAAATGCCACGTCCGAAAACGGGCTTTGATATTCCTGGCCTTTCTCGACTACTTCTTCGTTATTCTCCATAAATCAATGCTAATTCTCGTTGAATCTTTGGCAAAGCTACATCAGGGGATTCTTTTTCCAAAACCTTCTCAGCCCATTTCTCCATGATGGCCCCGACGGTCTTTAGTTTCTCCAGATTCTCTTTGCCCTTTTGTGCCTGTTCATTGCTTGCCTGTTGCTGCATGGCATTGGCCTCAATGTCGGCTTGCTTGGCCTTGGCCGCCCGAATTTCGCCCCGACGTTCCTTAATTGCCAGATACGCTTGCGCCTGTTTTAAGTTGTCAATCCATTGCAGGTAAACGTAGTCTGACATGGTGATGGTCTTGGCCTGCATGGCCGTGTCAGCAATAGCGTATAGCTTCTGCCACATTTCATCGGTAGGCAATACCTCCGCTTGCAGGTTAGGAATAAGGCGGGTGGTGATGTATTCTCCGTCAAGGTCTCCTTCCCTTTCCGGATTGCCCGAAAGCACGTCAAACGGCCTTCCTTCAACAACGCCCGAAGCCCCGTTGATAAGAATGTCGTACATGAGGTTCTCCCATAGCCTTTCAATCAGGTCCACCTTAGCCGAAACAAGTCCGGACAAAATGTTGTCGCTTCCCGCCAAAGCAAGCTGGGTAAGCCCTTTGCCCTGGTCGGCGGTGGGTGCCATGCCTGACTCGACGTTGACAATACCCAAGGTATCCCGAATCAGGTTGAGTTGCTGAAGAAGCATGGTCCAGAGCATCTGAAGGTTTGCGGCCCCTTCGTTGCCCACAATCTTAAACGCATCTCCAAAGCTGGATTGAAATAGCCCTTGCAGATTTGAGCTGTCCCCAATAATCTGTCCCTTCTGAATAGCGGTGGTAAGGAAGTCATCGGCGGATATGGGGTCGCCTCCGTCCTTGGTAATAATTTCAGCAAGAGCCTTTTGGTCAATAACAACGAGCCACGGAATAAACTCCCTTGTGTATGTTTTGATTTTCTTAAAGGTATCCTCAGCAGCGTCGATATGAGGACGGGCCACGTCGATAAAGGACTTGGTTAAGCCCTGAATCATATTGGGGGTGGTCCAAAGGAAGCTGCCATACACCTTTGCGGCGTTCACCTTTGCGGCATCCTTCTTGTTTGTTACCAGCGGTTGAGAAATCCTGTCCTTTATGCCGTAGTCAAAAATAACGTCGGTTCCGCATACATACGAGCCGCCAATAAGGTTTTGCACGTCTGCCCTGCGCACTACGTCCGGGTCGCCGTCCTTTGGCTTAAAGCCGTAGTATTGCTTGCCGTTGCGGATGTTGGTGTAGTGGGTGTCAGTGGTGTAAAACTCAAAGTCCATCAAAAGGACGTAGTTTGAAAACACCGCATTAAGACCCATGGTGGAAAGGCCAAACTGGTCAACATTCCAAAAGAAAATGGAGTTGAAAAACAGGTTGAACATCCCGCCTCTCAGGTTCTTTAGTTTCTCTTCATCCACCTGCCCCTGAGCCATATAGCGCACGTCCTCAACACTCACCATCCTAATGCGGTAAGACCACCAAATATCCCTGCCATCTTCGTAGAACGACGGGGAGTGGCCGGCATTGAGCGGATTGATGTATTCAATCTGACGGCGGTTAAGATTGCGGTTGATGTAATACCCTGACGTTCCGGCAATTACAAGGTCGGTGTCTGAATGTCGTGTCACCACCTCCATTCCGGACTGATTAGAAATATCCGTCAAGGCCATTTCCAGATTCATTTCGGTGGTGAACTGTGGCATCATTCCAGCCTTGATTTCAAGTTCGGTGGTGTCAAGTGGCACGTCCTCTTCTGTGAATCCGAATTGCTCCAGAATCGGCTGAATCTCCGCCCCTTGTTGGGCCATGGACATAAGGTAGGCAAGACGTGCCTTGTATTCACCCCGGTCCTTTTGGGAGAGGCTATCCACCATCGTGATGGACGGCTTTAGCTTGACCCTTTGCAATTTGCCCACAAGGGTTCTTACCACCTGCGGGAGTAGCTGCATATTGGTCTGGTCCGAGCCGGGGATGGTTTGTTGGTCGTTGCCCGTCATCGTGTCGATGGGGGCAATGGAAGACCGGTAGGCTTGGTTTCCCAATGCGTACTGGTAGTTGACGGCGAGTCGGTTGTTTTGCACCCCGCCTACGTTCGTGTATTGGGCAAGGTGTCGGGCCTGAAATTGTCTGGCAATAGCAAGTCCGAAAGAGGAGTCAATCTTTTTCTCCAAAGGGGCAGTCAGGTCCACTTCGGCCATGAAGTCCCCTCCGCCTACGCTGTTGGTTGACGGCCTTGGTGGATTAACTTCTGAAAATTCCCGGTTTGGTGTTGACATGGATTATCTGAAAGTATCTCCGGTGTATCGTTTTCTTGCGAGAATGTTATTATAGGCATCTGACTGATAGGTCCCATAACCACTTCCATATCCAGAAAGAATAGAAGGGCTCCCCCCTTGAGGCTGGACGTTATAGAATTGATAGGAAGGCGTCATTCCCTCTAATGTTTGCGTTCTTTCAGTATCAAGCCTATCTGGAAGTTGATTTATCAGAGAATCGGGAATATCATCTAAGGTTCTTCCTCCTAAGTCAGAATCGGTATTATATCCCTTTTTTGCCAAAGCGTTTGTTTTGTTTTTTAGGCTATTTTCAGAAAGTCCCTGCATCCCATACCCCAATGCTCCGATGCCGCTGGTAAAGGCGTTGTAGTAGTTCTGCATTCCAGCACCCCTTAGCGCCCCAATAGCCTCCTCCTGTTCCTGACGGGCTTGTTCATCCATCCTTGCCTTACCCATCAAGCCCGTGTTGTAGGTGCCCAAACGCCTTTCCTGAGCCTCTTGTCCGGCGGCGTACAACCGACGCTTCTGAGCCCCCTTCTGCTGGTTTAGGCGGGAAAGGATGTTGTATAGGTTAGACGGGCTTACACCCGCTCTTTTGGCTTCCCCAAGGGTTGTGGCAGCGTCTTGATTGATTTCGTCAATGGCTTGGCCGTACCCCGCTACCTGAGCGTTGTTGGCTTGGTTTTGCTGATTAGCCAGCATTTGCTTGTAAGCAAGCGGGACAATGTCGGCAGGACCACCTTTGGCAAGCTCTTTTGCCTGTTTGTTCTGCTGGTATCCCCGATACGCTTGGTATCCGGTTTGGGCAAGTGCTAATGCGGTAATCGGGTCCATATTATTATCATTGAACGGGTGAACGGGTTGCTTTAACTTCGATATAGTTCAACTTGACGAAATTACTTGTACTCCAGACAAAAGTAGATATAAGTAATCGACTTTCCATAATTCTGCCATTCATTACTTCTGCATCGTCGTCTACGCTTGTTTTTATAGCCGCTTCGTAACTCCATTTGCGGGGTATCCACCAGCCCGGCAAGATATAGCTTGAAAGAACGTCGTCGTCTGTACCCTCTGGGGCTTCGGAAGAAAGTTCGGTCTCTATCGGGCTCGGTCCAAATATGACAATCTGATTCCACCGCTTTACCACGGTAGGCTCTACGTTGGTGATTATCGTTAATTCGGGATTTTTAACCTCATCAAAAAACCTATTTGGTTGTGCGCTTAATCCGGAGCCCATCTGCCAAACACGCCCTTGGAGAAAGAAAAACGTCCGGGTCGCAAGGGTGGCACCCCGCTCCGGCCTGATGCTTGGCTCGCCCTGAGCGTAGTCCCGTGCCGGCTGAAAGGTTTTGAACCGCTCCGAAAATACATACCCGCTTGAATTGTTCCCCACCAAAATGGCCTCGTCGGTCACTTGGTCGTAGGTGACAAATACGCTGTCTGAATTGGATAGCTGGTTGCGCAAAAAGTTCATGAACTGATACGTCTCTCCAAGCTGCTCAAGGCCCGCATTGGTGTAGCGAATCCAGTCCCGGATGCCTTCGCTCCAGTAGTACACCGTACCCAAGGGTGTGGCGCAAATGTTCCGTAGCTTTTCTGCCCCGTAATTACCCACCAATGGGCGCTGGGAAGCAAGGTACTTGTCCGACGTGGATACGTTGGCAGACCCGTCCACGTTGGTAAGCTGAATACCGTCGTAGTAGAAGCTGGAAACCCCGTTCTTTCCGATGGCAAGCAACACCCCTGGTTCCCGCTGCGTGGCGCTCGTTCGCACCAGTGCAGTGATGGGGCCGTTTTCCAATGGGGCTTGTCGCAGGTCCAAAGAATTGAACTTGGATAGCCCGTTGATTTGCGTGCCTTGGATAAGGGCGGAAGAGAAAGCAATGCCGTTTTCAACCCTGACCTGCTCCTGCCTTTCATTCACCACGCTTTCCTGACCCTGTTGCGGGTTCCAGTCTTGAGAGTAAATGTCGGTTGGGTTCATTGCAACATACACCCCAAATGTCAGGTTTCCCCTAAACGGGAAAGAAGCGTTGGGGTCGGTTATGTACGAGATGTAGTCTGTTGTGTTTTGAGGCTGGAAGTTGTCAATGTATGGGGTGAACCATGGATTGAAAATCTTCTTAAATCTTGTCAGGTAGGCATCCCCATACAAAGTTCCCGTTGCTGATATTGCCCCGCCTGTGATGTCGGTAAATACGTTTTCGTTCTGATAGTAAATTTCAGAAGCCGTTGTTGTCTTTGTTGTAACCTCGATGCCAAAGTACATCGGGTCCTGATTGAGCGAACTTGCCAGCCCGTAGTTGACCGAAAACGGGAAGTCGGGCTCGTCAAGAATATCCCCCTGAAGTTTGATATACAAGGCATTGTTGACCTGTTTGTCCACCTTGTATTCCCGGCCCTCCCCGTAGTTTGCAAAGTCAAACGGGGCCAGCACCGTACCAAGTTCATAGGCATAGCTGCCAATAATGGTAACATAGGTTTCGTCGCCCTTGACAAAGTTTATGGGGCTTTCTGTGGGAAGAAAAATGGCATACCCCTTGTGAAAAAAGTCAAGGGCTTCGGTGAACGGGCCGCCCGTGTCGGATTGCCGGTAGACCTCCCCCAAGTAGAACCGGGACAAGTAGTCCTGCCCGTTTTCACCTTGATACCAGTACAGAAGTATAGTGGTCATCCTGTGAAACCTAACTACCCTTACCGCCGTGCTTTCCACCACCCGATAATATTTCACCCACGAAGGAACCGTGCCGGTAAGCTCCCAGTCAATCCAATAACTATTGTCCTCCCAGTCCCGGTTTTCATTCTCAGGAACGTCGTTTCCTTCAGATTGGACGGCAAAGTTTTCATAGGTCGGAATAGTGACGGGGACCTGATTGACAACGCCAATGCGCCGGCCCCACTCGTCAAGCAACTCCACCCCAACATTGTAGGTCCCTCCGGGCTTGTGTATCTTATTGACCACCTGCGCATTGATGTTTGCGTCGTAAGTGGCCGCCACCGCTGTTGCCGTAAGGGTCAGGGTGTCCACCGTTGGGTAGTCGATAAGGTAGTTGGACAGGGTTATCCGGTTTTGAGCAATTTCGTTGGACGTTGCCAGAAGCGGGACCGCATCAAAAGGCCGGTCGACAATATCGGAAGATACCGCAACCTTTGGGATAGTAAGCAGGTCGTCAACGACTATGGAGTAGCTGTTCACATCCACGTTGTCAACCGACTTAATAACATACCAAACCCCGTCGTTGCCCTGCCGGTAGAGATACACTATTTGCTTAACAAGATTGAGGTTAAGCAGGTATGCGTTGTATTCGTCCTCTGGAATAGAGATTTGAATTTGCTTGGTGTAATAGCACTCGGTAGAAAACGGGGCTATGGTAGACTCTTCGTCGTTGTCGTAAATGTAGTAGTAGCTGAACTGAAAGGGGATGCCGGTAAAGGTGGTGATGCCGGAATCGGAAAAGTCATTGCTTATGTCTGTTTTGCTCCAGATGTCAACGGTGAGATAGCCTATGCCGTTAAAGAATTTGGCGGCAAGCGGGAGTCCAGGCTGCCGCTTTATCTGCGTTATCATCCACTCCTCAAGCGGACTTGGATAATCCCCGGCGATACCCTTGGCGATGTTGACCATGCGGGGTTGGTTGATGTTGTCGGTCCAATACAGCTTGCCATCAATAATGGCCATGGAAACGTCCGAGTCCTCCTCGAAAGCAAGAATAGACCCCTCGATTACAAGGTCAATGCTTTCGCCTTGTATGCGGTAAATGCCGTGGTCGTCGTTTGAGTTCCATAAGGCAAAGAATACGCTCTGACTCTCGAAATCTTCACGAACACCGATGACAAGGTTATCGCCGGCGGGCAACGGATGGGCTATGGGATATTCAATTTCTAACATCCCATTCACCAAGGTCGTAGCCAAATTGGTGTCCCCCACGGAAGCACCTAAGCGCAGGTTACGCCCTGCCCGTGCCGCGTTAGGCGGAAGGAGGCGGTTATCGAGATCCGGGAGTATGCGATCAATTCTGTGGACCATAAAGCATTTTTCTTTCATACGTCCGCATCCAGCGCGGGCGCATACGTTCAACATCTTCCTTGTCGTACAGCCCCGTGCTTTTCAAGAACTCCATGGCTTTGAGGGCCTGCTGGTATTCGGCCTTGTAGGTCTGCATAATGCTTTCGGTAAGTTCCCGGTTGTTATACAGTTGCCTGATTCTATCAAGCTGCTTTTTACTGTACTCGCTCTGAGCGGCCCGCATCTGTCCGGTTTTGTATATGGTAAAGAACTCATCCAAGTAGGACTGTTCAAGCCCAATCTTCTCTGTAAGCGTCCCCTCCGACAAGGCTTTCTTTGCGACCTCTTTCAAGACCTTGCGCTTCTCAAAGCCCGTCTCGTAGGTGCCTTTTAGCGTTTCAACGGCGTCCACGAAGGTCTTGACATCGCCGGTCTGAATGGCAGCGTCTATCACTTCGTTTGCCCGCTTGCGGCTTTCTTCTTCGGGCTTTAGCAGGGCGCGGGCCTGCTGGATTTTAGCCTTACCCTCTCGCTCCTTGTCTGTAATATTCTTTCTCTTTGCGCTTAGGTATTTATCCAAAGAAGGGGTTATTGGATTGCGAATTGCCATAGAGGCAAGAATATTCAGCATTTGTAGCGCTAAAAGCCTGTCCTTTTCTTCCGGGTCTTTACCCTGCAATAACTCATTGGACACCTTAGCTGTTGAATATGTGCCCCGTAGCAATGTCGCTCCAGTTGAACCAATTGCCGGCACAAGTCGTAGCCAATCTGTCCCCGTGCTTTTGTCTGTAACCGGATTCGTATAAAGCCCCTCATTTGCATATTGGGCCAACTTCTCAACATTCTCTTTTTGCTCAGAATCTTTTAAAGCTGTTTTTGCAATTCCAAGGGACACGGCAATTAAAGCCCTAAAAATAGGCCCATACCTTCCTGTTAGTAACGACAAATTATTCCCAACAAACATACTCCCCAAGTCGTCTGTCCATGTGGACAAAACCTTTTTCGCCTCTTCATCCCAAGGCTCATCATCGTCGTCCGAAATTTCCTTAAATGCTTGGGCAAGCATACTCATACCCACCATATAAACGGCGTTCGATATTTGAACAGATGCAATTCTTTGAGCAGCCTTTACGCGCCCCTCATTTGTCCCCAATGCAAGGTCTTTAAATGCTTGTGCGGTCTTAGTAGCCTCATGAATTGTGTAAGACTGAAGAAACCCAAACATTTTTGCAACCCACTTCTTCTTTGATAATAAAGACTTAGTCCCCTCTGTAAAAGGTACTAATTTGGTATGGCTACTCTGAGCAAACGCAGACGAGGGAACAAACTCTTTACTTAATTCGAGTTGCGAATCCTGTTTGGCAGACAAAATTGCTTTGGCATTGTCGTCTCTGTATGTATTGTCAGGGTCTAAGAAAGCGTCAATATCAAAGTCTTTCCCGGTTTGCTTTTTGAAGGCTTTTTCAAACAAAGTTATCGCGGATACTTTCATCGGCCCAGCATCTCCAAGCCCAATCAATCTGTCGGAAAACTTGCTTAAAGCATCCTTGGAGGATGTAATACTTTCCTGCCCAAGAATGCCTGAAAAGTCCGAAACCGAAGTGAATAATTGCTCTAAAAGATGGTCGTACTTTTGGTCTTTATCAATAAGAATCTCAGTTGCTCTTGTGTATGCAGCCGGGTTCTCAATTGCAAGTCTGGAAAGGTTTGATACAAAATCTGCCAAGAATCTAACCGTGCTAAGTTTTAGGGTTCTGTTAGCCCTAAGAATAGCATCCACCGTTCTTGATACTTGGTCCGACCCTTCTTGTTGAAGGTCGAGCGTCGTAATTAGCCCTTGCTTTATGGCTTCTTCCATAGCCACAAGAAAACGCTGTTGATCGCTGTTTTTCTGACTTCTTGTTGCAAGCCGCGACATTGCTCCGATAGTCGTGCGGACCGGATCTGTAAGATAGTAGTCCCGGAATGTGTCTCTGATATGCGACAATATCATGTTGTCCAAATTGTAGGAAACGTAGTATCTGTCGCCAGTTCGTTTGTTTGTTGCCGCCTGCTTTAATCGGATTGCAGCAGGCGTTTTGCCGCCCAAAATATCCTCAATAAACTGAGCATTAGAAGCATCCTCTACTTCGGATTTTTGACGTACCATCCGATTAGCATATTCCTGCCGAAGCTGAAATATGTCGCCTCTTTTTTCGGTGTTTATACGAACGTAATCTTCTGATTTTGAATAAATCTCGCGAACCGCATCAAGTATCTGCTTTTCTTTTTTCGATAAAGAAGCGACATAGGCTTTGATGTCGACATTGCCATTTCCGTCTTTTGGCATAGACTTCCACGCCCTCTTTATTCTGGCTTTCTCTTTGTCATCAACACGGGCAAAAGAGTCAAGATTCTCGGTAATGTACCGATAGTAGTCTTTCTCTTCGGTTGGCAAATCTTTGTGGTCAATTGTTTCTCCCTTAATAATAGAAGGGTTGGCTTCATAATCCATTTGAATCAAAGCCAATGCTACCCTATCTTTTTGAATTTCATCTGCCCCGGATACGGCTTTGTAGTAATTCGAGGAAAGCACTTTGGCTTGATGAAGCGCCTTGTCAACCGCGTCAATAATTGGCGAAAGAATCTTTTTCCAAATTGGCTTTTTCTTTCCAACGCCAAAAAAGTCATCCCAATAATCTTTATTTTTCAAAAGCAATTGAGCGGTCATTTTGTCTACACTCTTCCACATTGGGCCGCCAAATTTACCTACCAGTTGGTGTAACTGGCTGCGCTTCTCTGTATCGGCCTTGGCTTGCACTACGTCTTTAGAAGCTTCAGCAATGCTTCGGGCTTTTTCAATTAACCCCGCTTGCTTGATAAGGTCGTAAGTAGTGGTATTCAAAAATCCGTTTGACAGCCCAATGATGGCTTTTTGATAAGCATCCAGTTGTCCCGGCGTAAAATCCTGTAAAATAGAAATCGGGATGCGCATCAAGGCATTCCCTGTTTCTTTCTGCAAATCGGTAAGGCCGTCCATGTCAACGTCTGCGGATAGTTGTTTCGCATCGTTAATCATTTTGGTCTTTAATGCCGTTACTTGTTTTTGAACATCTATCTTAGTCCCGTCAAGCAAAGTAGTCTCAGCCTTGTTATAGGACTCTCGAACAAATTCCGCATCGGCTTCTGATATTTCACCTTGCGCAATTAACTTGTTAAGAGTTTTTTCAAGTCCCGAAAGAGCCGTAGACAACTCAAAATAATCTTCAAGAGATTCGATTTTATTTTCCGACAATGAAGCTACCTCTCTAACAAGCTTATCCAACTGATTCCTTGTCGCAGGAGGGTCGATCAGGTCCATAATATCATTATAGACCGCATTCATAACCTTTACGTCGGGAACTCTTTTTTGAGCCAAACCATTTAGCGCTTGTTCGTAGTCTGAAAGCAGATTGGCCGGTATTGCACGGGGATTTATGGCAAGAAACTGCTTGACAAGAGAAGTGTGATTCCCATAGTCTTTGTTGCGCAACTTTCGCTGCATAGAATTTATATCCGATACGCGATCAACATAATTCGCGTCGTCAATAATGTTGTTTACCAATTCAGAAAACTTCTCGTGAGACGCTTTAGTAAACACCTTTGGAATACCATTAAGGATTTGCTGGACCTGCTTAGGAGAAAGTTCGCCTTTTAATGTGGCAATGGCTTCTGAAATAATGTCCTTGATTTTAGTTCGGGTTACATCAGCTCCCGCTACAAACCCAGCTTTCATGCCCTGCGTGGCTCCCTTCTGAAATCCCTCTTGTTTTCCAAAGCCCATACCAATATCAAACGCCTTATTGATAGCCTTTTGAATACGGGCTTTGGTGCTTTGATTTTTTGCCCCAGTTGTACGGTTTATGTCGGCCTTAACGGTCCCTTTTTCATAAGACAAAATTGCATTGGCCGCATCCTCTAACTCCTTGTCGCTATATTCCCCTTTCGCTTTTAACGCTTGTCGGGCCTCATACATGGCGTGCGCACGGGTAATGGCCTTTCCAGCCTCGCGTGCAGCCTTTAATATCCCCGCATAAATATCAAGAAGCAGCAGTGTTGTTGAGTTAAATAAAAAGGGGTCGTTTAATGTTCGTTTTTTTAAGGCGTCCCGAAGCTTGTCTACCGCGTCAATATGACTGTCCAGAATACTATCCTCCATTATGCGGCTTTCCACCGATACAGGCTTAATGCCATATTCGTTTTGTTGCGCCCTGACGTATTCCGCCATTTTAGCCGCTATGGGACTATCGGTATCAAGAAGTTCCGCTTGAGGGCGGGACAAAAGGTCTTGATAGATTTGATTGGCTTGCGTTGCTTTAGTCTTTTCATTTAATGGGGGTAGTCCCATTTGATTAAGATAGTAGGGAAGCTCTTCTTCCAGCGTTTCTTTTGAAAGACCAGCCCCTTCTTCTATTCTTGAAAATACTTCTGCATAGGATGTGATCTTAGGGGCCTCTACCCCTTTTTTTCCCACCACACCCCCCTCCTCCTTCCTCCCCTCCATCCACACCTCCGGGTTGTCAATAAGGTACTGCCGGGCCTCGTCGTAAGACAAGACCTTGCCGGAGGAAACGATGGTGAATTTACATGGGGTTAAGCTCATTTTTTCAGCCTTTGGATTGCTTTTAACATTGACCTAACTTTCTCGTCTTTTATCGAATACCTCTGCCCCGGACCCCATAAAGTATCTGACTTGGAGGGCTCAGGCTGCGGTATGGGCATTGTTCTTAGCGTTTGCTCCGGAACAGCAGGGGCCACATTTGTCGAAGGCTGCATGGGTGCGATGGACTGCGGGACCGGGGTAGGTGCGGGCTGAAACTTGCCCTCTTCTTGCGGCGTGGCAAAGAATGGTTTTTTTTCTGCTTGCCTCTGTCTTGCAAAATCAATAGCCTTCCTACTTATCACATCATCCACGCCTTGCCTCGCAGACGGATTGTATTTGCCAGAAAGTAAGTATGCCACCTCTGATTTTGTCAGGGTCGGCACCATAGTAGGAATCAAAACTTCTTTCCCGCCAATATTCACTCCGATTGATAATTCGGTGGATACCTTGCCGTCAGGCCGCTTAATTTCCCCAAAGAATCCTTTTCCCTTTGGAGTGCCGTCGGGGCGTAGGTTGCCGTTGTTGCGAACTTGCACCAAATTTTCTTGTAAATGAAATCCCGGCCTTTTGGCTACCGTTTTCCAATTAGCCGAATTATTGCCATAGTCTCGTTTTTCTTGGTTTAGCACTACTGGCTGTTGCGGAGCAGGAAATGGTAATGGTTTATGATGCCTTATTCCGGGCGAATCAATATACTGATTCGTCCCCTTCATCTCTAATTGATTTTCTGGAATGTTTAGCCTATATCTTGCCTTGAATTGATTATCCCTAACCCTGTTAGGGTCCGTCGCCCTTTCAATATAATCTTTTTCATAAAAAGCATTTCTTTGGGCCGGCGTCATTTTGACCAACTCATTCCACTTTCCTATTTCATATTTTTGATATTCATGCAACGCCAAACTATCCTGATACGCCCTGAGTCGCGGGTCGTTCGGATTTGAAACGACAATAGGCTTCCTTTGCCGGTCTTGGAGGACCCGCATTGCAGCAAGTGTCGTAGGGTCGGCTGGCGGATAGAGCATTATTTCAAAAGCCTTTGATTAACAAGCCCCACTCCAACGCTGTCGATTTCGGCGATTAGGTCAGCAATTTCTCCCACCGCCTCAAGCTGTGCCTTTGCAAAGTCTTGAAACACGGTTTTGAGCGCCACGCTATCGGCCTTCTGATACGCTTTTTCGTATTGCTTCATCAGGCTCACTTCGGCCTTATATGCCCCGTTTAGCGCATCCTGAATGGTTTCTCCATCAAATTCCACTTCGTCGATTGCCTCCATTTCAAGTTCAAAACCGCAATCATTGGCTATGTTCCTTAGCTTTCGCCAATGGGCCAACTCATTATTAGCTTCGTCGTCAAAGTAGGCGACAAATCCGGTAAGATGCTTTGCGAGGGCGCAAGATGCAGCGTAAAGGTAGAGGTGGTTAGCCGTCAATTCCGCATTGGCAAGTTCTTGTATCAAGTCCCTGTCCGTTTTTCCGACAATAGGCTCTTTCATGGGTTCAAATATACATGAAATTTCATTTGTCGATAAAATGTTGGGAGTGGTCGAAATCCTGCCCTCCACGTGGAACGGGGGCTTGCCTACGGACAATCAATCTCGATAGCCCCTTTCTTTTGCAACCCCCTGAGTATCTTCTCGGCGTTCTTTGCCACCTGCTCGATAACATCAAACTTCTCCGGACCCACCTGTTCTTTCAACGCCGCCCGTGCTTTGCGGCCTTCCTGTCCTTTGGTCTCGAATGCGGCAAGGGGAGAGGGGGCTGGCTGCTGCGCCTTTGTTTGATCGGGGGATTCGGGAGTGGGGGTTAATGGCGATTGGTCAGACTCTCCAGATTCTCGAAGACGAGTAAATCCTTCTTGCTGCTCACGATACGCCCTTTGCCCCTCAGAGACTCTCTCTTGAACGGCTTCCTTCGTTTTTTTAACGCCTTCAAATCCAGCTTTACTACCTTCAAGGTAGATAAATGTTTCAAATCCTTCAGGGGCATCTTCATTGGTATAAGCAATTTTATCTCCGTTAAAATAATCTTCTTTTAATGGCTTTCTTGTGTCTGCGTTGGCATCTAAAAAAGCAACCAAATTCTTTGCATTCGCAATAGCATCGGCACGTGCTTTGCCTGTAAGGTCTTTGTTGTTTACAATTCCCCTTAGCAAATCCTTAGCAGCCTCCAGTCTGTCTATCCCTTTTTGCGTCACCTTCCTTTTGCTGGAAAACTTACCCGATGATGTTGTTTGTGTCAGAACTTTATCCTCCACCTCCCCCACCTCCTGTTGTGTTTCGGGGAGGGGTTGGGGTTCTGGTACGACAAACCCTCGTTCTTCTCTTAATAATTTAATTGCGTTTTCGCTTGTGAGTTCTTGTAGTTTTTTGTTTGAAACTGCCTTTTCAAATGTTTCCAAAGAGGAGTTTGGATTATTTGCAATGGACCAAGTAATATTACTTTCTTCTGGAAGTCCATTTACCCTATCCAAAACTTCTTGAAGTTCAGTATTTGATTTTGAGCCGTCCGCAATAGTTCTTAAAACTTTTGCTTTTAGGCTAATATCTTCTGTATTGTCAAATACTTCTTTCCAGTTTTTGCCTTTGCCAAATGTTGATTTTCTGCTTTTCCAAAAAGATTTTCCCTCTTCTGTTAGGCTTTCCGTTGGCACCAATGGGTGTCCTTCGCTTTGTGCAAAATCATACATAGCGGTCATAATCCCTTTCCTTCGATTCGCCTTGCTTACCTCAATATCATTCCCACTCCAAACCTTCCCGTTTCTTGTTTCAAACAAGGCGCTCCCAACCTCATTGCCACTACTGTCGGCTGCTTTAATATAAAAGTGGCCGGTTTTTTTATCCTTATCTATTACAAGCGTAATTTCATTTCCGTCTTTATCGGTTATTTTCTTTTCTGCCTTATACCACTTTTTGCCGTCTTCTTTAACTTGTACTTCTTGATTCATTTCTGGTTCTACTTCCCCCACAACTTGCTCCTCCTCCACAACCACGCCCTCTTCTTGGTTAAGGCTGGGGGTGGGTTCCTCATCCAACTGCCTTTGCATTTCAGCAAACCTTTCCTGCTTTGCGTTTTCTTTTACCGCATCCACCTTTGCAGAACTTTCCGCTCTTGCAGGCTCGGTCTTGTTGATTGCAATATCCTGCTTTTGCTCCATTGTCATACCAGCCAATTCCTCTTCGGTATATCCAAGTTTCAAAAGAGCTGCATCAAATGGGTTTTGAATTTGGAAGTCCACTTCCGAGACGGACATAGTTGGCATTGGTGCACTCTCCTCCACCATCTGCCTTAATTCGGCTCCCTCCACGGAAACCGGTTCAGACACATCAGCCTGTACTCTTGCCTCGCCCACAGGTAGCTGAGTTCCAGTAGCGCCTGGCGATGGGGATTGAGTAGGTGTTTCATTGGTCCCGATTCTAAACTCCGAAAATGGTCTATTTTCCGTCCCGTTAATTCTGTTTTTAATATAATTTACTACCGTTGTTTGGTCGGCTCCAAAATCAAAAACATGACCATTTGCCCTTAACATATCAGCAATTTGCTCAAATGTTAATCCCCTTTTTATACCAGAGGAAATCGTTCTTTCAATAGATTGCTCTTGAAATTCAGCATCTTCACCTTCTAATAAAATATTAGAGCCATCTGGGTTGTATTTTTTAACTAAAAAAACATTTGAAAAATACGGCTGCTTTCCATTTTCCGCTTGTGCCGTCCCGCCATCTTGGGTTTCAACAGGTGTTTCATAACTCTCAACCGCCAATCTAACCATTTCCCGGTAATTTGGGTCGTCGGGCAGGTCTTCCAAGGTCTGCTGCCCTTCAATTATTTTCCTTGCATCATCCTCAACCGACGCCAGTCGTGCCTCGTCCTGCAACGTACCGTCTTTAAAGGCTTGCAGTTCCTCGTCGGTGGTGGTGACGTATTCGGTGTCTTCCGCCACTGGGGCCGCTTGCTCCTGCTTTGACTTAGCCGCAAATTCTTGCATAAAAGTCCCGCCATCTCTTTTTGAAATGTATTCACCAAGCAAGCCTAAAGTGTTCTCATAATCCGAAATGCCTTGTGCAATTTGATCCTGAGTCAAAACTCGGTTTGTAGATTGTTGTTGATTCCTAAATATTTTGTATTCATTGTAAATCCCTTCCATCAAATCTTTCACCGACTGAACTCCGACCATTTTTCCTTGAGAAACCGACTGGATAAGACTTTTAGCTTCTTGTGGAAGCGCCTGAATGGGGGATACGAATTGGAAGCCCGACCTTTCTTGACCGGCTTTTATTGCATCGTCGCTTTGTTTCGCCTGCTGTTTAACATCCTCTTCTTGTCTTACAGGAACTTCCGGCTTAAACTCAGGTGCTCCTTCTGGTACGTCCTGCGTCGGAATGCCGCCAAGCTGGGTTGGGGGCTGCTGTGGACCCGCATCTTTCTTGCCGCCACCAAAGGCCCTGTTCAACAACCGTCCGCCAGCAACCAGACCAGTACCACCAACAGTGCCACTTACAAAAGACTCTTTCAGCCTTTCCTGCCCTTCGGGACTTGAAAAAATGCGCTCTACATTCTGGCTAAATTGGTCTAAGTTTTTCGACGGGGCAGCCGCCTGAGCAAACATTGAAGTTGCTTCCTGAGCCTGTTCTATGGCGCCTTCGTAAATTCCAACACCTGTGGTAGCAAGACCGCCACGGGCCGCCCTCTGCCAGCTTTTATTGCCAAGTCCTTTCAGTACATTGTCCCTGAGCCACTTATACCCACCCTTGGTTTTGATGGCTTTTGAAATTACTCCGCCCTCAAACTTTTCAAGCAAACCCGTAACCCCGGCAGACAAATATGCAATAACATCCGCATCGTCTCCATCGGCAATAACTTGTTCGGGAGTTCGGTTTGTTTGTTTAGCAATTTCCTCTACCCCCTGAGCGTATTCGCTTGGAAGGGTCTGGGCAAACATGGAATACCCACCTGTCCACGCGGCAGGAAGCATCTGCATACCGGCATCAAGGATAGTGGAAATCGTTGCTTCCGGAACTCTATTCCAGTCGCCCCGCTTAACGGCCTGATATACACTTGGTTCGATGTTGTATATCTCTCTTTCTTTTTGCAGCTTTTCATCAAGGGCGCTGTTCCACCGCATGACGCTTTGCTTGACCTTTTTTTCGTTTTCCTTCGCCTCTTTTTCGCCTTCCCCAAACGTCAACAAGCTCCTTTGCTTTGCGGCCAAAAGCCGTTCGCCTTGGACAATCTTGCTATACATATTGTCAAAGGCAGCACCAGCTTGTTTGCCGAGGTCCTTGGTCTTTTCCCACCACCCACGGCCTTCGTCTCTGCGATCCTGTGCATCCTGGCGGGCCATCTGTTGCTTTTCAGGCGGGAGGTTCATAACCATCCCCCTCGCCACATCGCTTACCGACTGCGCCTTCGGAGGGGCCGTAACCAGCGGAACGGGGGAAACGGGTTTTGGCGGGGCCATGTATTGCTCAAAGAATAGGTCCACCGTGGGAACCACTCCCTTCTCAACCATCTGGTTGGCCACCGCCATAGCGGCCTTCTCGTCGCTCAATAAGCGGCTTTCAAACTCCTTGAAAGAGTATTGCTTAAACGTCCCCGCAGTCTTGGGGTCGGTAATCAACGCCCGATAAATGTCCCGACGGTCGCCCGGTTTTATTTCTTCTTCCATATATCAAGAATGCCTTGCGTTTTTTGAGGTCCACTTCCTGCGTCGCTATCCCGGTCGATAGCAGTCTGAATATCTACGCCATCCTCCTCCGGAATAAAAAGCTTAATTGATGGGTATCTACCCCCTTTTAATTGCTTGCCGTCGGAATCAATCGGGTTGCCATACTCATCGGTATTGGGATACACCACGTCCGCCGTTACTTCATACCCGCTAAGGAATTGGGTCTTGGCAAGTTTGGCCTTATCATTTTTGATGTTCTGGTAAACAACATCGTCAAGTGGCGTATTGGCCGGAACGGTGTAAATAACTTTGCCATTACGGGTAAAGTCAATGGGTTCTTTGGTGAACGGCCTGCGCTGCTTAGAGGCAAGGCGATATTGGAATCCCTGATTGATTGTGTACCCGCCGCGATTGTTTGCTTGGACAAGCCCTGCCGCCTCAGCAACACCGGGGTCGGATAGCAGGAACGCCCGTGTACCAGCATTAGCAACTTGCGGCCTGTCAAATATGTGATTTTCTGCCTTTGGGTCAGTAAAAGTCCCGTTCATTTTAAGGTCTTTAACAACTTTTCCCTTGGCATCTTTGAGCGGCACAGAAAAGACAAAGTTGCTGCGGGTTCCCGTGCTGGTGGCGTACTTCTTGTCCTTCTCGTCGCCTCCCTTGTCCTTCTTCTCATAATCATTAACCACCTCAAACCCAAGGCGACCACCGATATAGCGGTCCACGGCCTTGTCTGTAACTTTGAGCAAAATACCCTTCTCTGCGTCGGTTAGGTCCTCGTAGGCTTTGGATAAGATGTTTTTGTCGTATCCGAACTGATTGAAAAGCTCCTCATAAACAAATGGCAGTTGCTCCTTAATTACGGGGTCCTGCTTCAAATACTTTAGGCCGTCCCCCGTCTTAACCTGCATCTTCCCCGTTTTGCGGTTGTAGGTAGCGAATACCGGAATGTTGGTTTCTGTTTCGTTGCCATCAATGTCAATTACCTTGGCTTTTTTCACCCCCGCATCTTTAGCCGCCTTGTCGCCAAGTTGAGCGTAATTGAAGTAGGCGGGGTTGCGTTTCACCTTTTCTTCCATCTTGATATTCAGCGACGGGTCAAGGTAGTTGTCGCCCTTTTGAGTCAACTCATGCGCCACTTTGTCGGGGTTGAAGGCGTAGCCGGTCTTGTTGAGTTCCTCAGCCCTTTTGTAAAATCGCTCTTGTTGCTGGTCAAGCATTACTCCCCTTCCCATCTTTTTTGCCTTGGCGGCTCTGGTAACTTGCGCCGTTATATACGGATCTCCATTCGCCCGCCTGATTGCGTCAATCGCCTCCATGTCATCTTTTAAGTTATCCTCGGCATATTTCATAGGAAACAATCCCCCCTTAGCCGCCACATCAAACTCTGGATACTTTATCGGCTCCTCTTTGACCGGCTTATTGGCCTTCATCCGCTGCAATGCCTCAAACTTAGCCATCGCATCCCGACGGTTGGCAAGGTTACCCAATACGCCCAAAGTAGGCATCGGGTTAAACACCTGCGCCTCACCGCTGCCAATCCGGCCTCCCGGAACTAAAACATTACCACTAAGTTCTGCCATGCCTGTATCCTAAATTGCGCTCAATGATTTTAAGGATTGTCGTTCTGTCAATCTTGTTCTGCTGGGTTATCTGATACAAATATGCACCCGCATAGTCATTCTTGTACGTTTCGGCCATCGCCAAAGACCCCCGACTCCGGTGCCACTTCCACATACAGTAGTCCTTAAAGCAAGCAATAAACCACGGATTGATGCACGTTTCGCCCGACGGGGTAATGCAGTTCTTGTAGAAATGCAGGACAATATTGGTGTACGGATACCGGTGCGAAGTGTATATCCGGTTGGTCTTGTAGTCAATGCTGTAATCGCCAAAGTCCTGACCGTTCCCGAAGCTGGAAAGCCCCATCGACCCGCTCCCACTCCATGCCCCAACCCCGTACAAGCTACCCCAATACCAGGCATTTGCCTGAGAATCGTTGGTGACAAGTCCCTTGGTTGGCTGCACGGGAAGCTGGTTTGTCCCCCGTGTATTTAGTGCCAGCCCTTTGATGTACCTACCCACCTGAACCCCCACTGAAATAAGGTCCACCATGCCCACCGGAAGCGGGACGGAATTGGACCCTGAATTATCGAAGTAGTAGGTGACGGTAGCATCCCGGTCGGGGACCTGAAAGGTTTTGGCGTCCTGCTGCATTTGCCGGACAAAGTCAAGGCCCCACGAAATGAACTTGAGTTCTTCGGATGCGGGAATGTCGTTTTCAAGCAACATCACCCCGACAAGTTCCCGTATGGATTGTGTAAGTTTTCCCATATTATTTCACGTTAGGGTTCTGGTCGGTTATCATATCCGCCGGCATTCCCATCCGGATTCGTAGTAATGGCACAACCCTTTCAAGGACCAAAAGCCCCTGAGATTCGGTAAGCGTTGTGGAATTAGCCACGGCAAGCGTTACCACCACCGACGGAAACTGAATCCGCTCAACGCAGGTTGGCAGAATAAGGATTTTCCCTGCCAAAATGGCGTAAGAAGGTTTGTCCAAAAATTCAAGCAACGACCCACCTTTAAGCAATTCATACTTGTCGTAACCCATTAGTGGTAAAGTATTTCCAGCCGCCTGTACTTTGTGTACGCCCCGGTTCTTAGGAAGGGCAATATACGCTTCGGGCAAGACCGCTTGCTTTAATCCAAGGGTGGCGTTGTCGGTCAGGCTGATTTCGTATGGCACAAGCCACTGCCCCTGAACCTCCGACTGGTTCATTGCCTTGTAGTTCTCAAAGTATTCCTGACGGGCAACAACAGGCAGGGCCTCCCGGACCAAAGCCCGGACCTCACGCTTGTCGATACCCTCCACTGTCGGGCGACCCCCACTCACCATTAAAACCGCTTGGTCGGCAAGATATTCGATGGTCATAGCTGCTGCTGTAATTGAGATTGTGAGCCCTGAATCAATACTCCGTTCTGCAAAGTAAATCCAAGATTCTGAATTGTAAGGAATACAAGGGCAGGAATCTTTTCAGGAGTCCATAACAGGTCCTGCGTCACGGTGATTGTCGGAATCGGACCACCGCTTTCTGTGAGGGTAAACTGGGGCTCCGGGGGCAAAATATACACCGACGCCTCAACCCCCGTGTAGTCGCTTGGCAGCACCTCGAATTGCTGGTATTGCTCCGGGTCGGTTAAGCGCACAAATCGGGCGTATGGGAACTCGTCTTCGGGCGGCACAACCGCATTCTGGTTCATGGTGGCCCACTGATTCGGGGGTAGTATTTTGGCCCCGTAATACGGCCCGTCTGCCACGTATTGCACGTCAAGGTTCTCCACAATGTCCACCACCTGATCGGCAAGGCTGACAATAAGCGGGTTGCCAGTGAGGGGGATTATTTGAAACAATTCGGCAAGACTGTCGAGAGTTAATGTTGTTTCGCCGAAATTCAGGACGGCCTTTGGGCTGTTCTTTTGATATTGCGCCATGTTTCCACGGAACCTTTGGTATAGCTGTGTATTGGCAAGCGATATTGCGGTCTGCATTTCGGTTGTACTCCGGAAGTAGGCCCCAGCGTTGATTGCGTTATAGACATTGGTTATTACCGTTTCAAGGACTGCCATGGCAAGCTAAATTTTTGCGAAAATAATGAAAAATCACTGGATTGACCAACTAACACAAATTGACCACGGCGGCATTCAATATTTTATGCGCAAGGACAATTTTATAGACAACCAATGCTTTCGGGAGTCTGTGCTTGAAGACCAATACCGCCTTTCAAGCCTTATCGGCAGAATAGACTACGTTATTGACATCGGGGCGTGTCAGGGCATCTTTGCCGTCAGGGCAAACGCCATCCTTAAATGCCCTGTCTATTCCTTTGAGCCGCACCCCGACAACTTCAAAATTCTTACCCTGAACGCAAAGGACAAGTATCCACAAGTTTACCCGTTTGAGGGGGCGTTTATGCCTCGTAATTCAGGGCAGAGGGGCTTTTTAACCAGCGACGGCCACGAAGCGGCAAATCATTTGGCCGACGAGGGTATTCCCGTGTTGGGGTGGAATTGTGACGAAATCCTTTCCCTTGTACCCGGAGATGGGCGGTGTTTACTCAAAATGGACTTTGAGGGCGGGGAAGACCTTGCCATTCAGGACTTCCACTACTTCAACTACAAAACCCTTGATGTTGTTGGCGAGTGGCACCACGACCCTGAGCCCGTTAAACGTGCTTTACATCAATGGAATTTTCAAAACATTGAGGTTGAAGAAACAGGGGATATAACAGGACTATTTTTTGCAACAAAGAAGAGATGATAAATATTAACGGAATTGAACTCCTCGATTCGTGGGACGGGTCAAAGGAGAATGTAACGGTGGTGGTTAGCCCGCCGCAAAGAACCTATGCAAGCGCACCGGTTTTGCCAATTGACATTTACCCTGAATCCTATGAATCCTATGCCATTGCATTGTTTCGAGAGGACAGGGCAATTTCAAAGCCATACGCTTTAATTGCTTATGAAAGCCAACGAGACGAAAAGCTGAATGCGTTATTTGAAGATTTAAAAAGAGTATTCGGCCCCGACCTTAAAATTGTAATTCAATGATCGAAATCAACAAAATCTATTGCCTCGAAGGCGACACCCACATAACCAACGACATCCGACGCACCGGAACGCTCAAATGGGACAAAACCTTTGAGAAGGTGCTACAACTCATTGGGCGGGGAAACGGGCGGGTTATGGTGGACGTAGGGGCTTACATCGGGGATAGCACCAAATGGTTTGAGGATGCAGGGTTTAAGTGCCATGCTTTTGAGCCCATGCCCGATGCGTTTGAGTGCCTTGAAAAGAATGTACACCCCGATACCACCTGCTATAATTTGGCCGTCGGGAACGGTCAGACCTATGGCACCACAACGGAGTCCGAAGGAAATTTGGGCGGTCGCAGCCTAATCCTAAACGGTGGCGGCACGATTGCTCCTACCCTTGACTTCTTGTTCCCCGACGGCATTGACGTGCTTAAAATCGACGCAGAGGGCTTTGAGCCTTTCATTCTCGAGGGGGCTGCCAACATCCTGAAAAAGAAGCCTATCATTATCATTGAAGTCAATGAAGAGGCTTTGGCACGGTTCGGGTTCGGGCCGCAGGATATTTTGAAGCATCTGGAGGGCTATGAATTTGAGGAGGTGTATCGGTATGGGCACGGTCAATTTGACTTGGTCTGCTTCCCGAAAATGACCTTTGCCATTGCCATGCCCGTCTGCAACCGCCCTGAGTACACCGACAAGGCGCTGAAGGCGATTTATGCCATGGAGGGGTGGGGCGGGACAATTCATGCCCATATAGACCCTCAACCCGACGGGACAATCAATCAAGACGTTCTCGATGTTCTCAAAAAATACCAAGTAGGAATACGGGCCGCAAAGACAAAACTCGGCTGCAACGGCAACGTAAAGGCCACCCTTGACCTCGCATGGGAATCAAGTCCCGACGTGGTTATCTGCATCGAAGACGACGTGGTGGTAACTCCCGACGCATTCAGGTACATCAAATGGGCCGCCCGACGCTACAAGCACGACCCCACTTACCGAACCATCGGGCTTTGGTCTCATAAGGACGGATGGAAGCCGTCTATGCCGTGGAATGACTTGGAAGCAACCAAAGTGATGGAGCAACCTGCCTTTTCTGTGTGGGGATGGGCTACATGGAAAGACCGCTGGCAGGAAATATCCGACAACTGGACCACTGGACCCGACGTTCACGACACCTCATGGGACGTAGTAATGCTTTCGCAGCTAAACGGCAGGAAAGAAGTGGTGCCATCCATTTCCAGAGCAAACAACATTGGAGCCCTCAACGGTACGCACCAAGGCGCAGTTCACCCGACGGTGCTGGCTTCCGGATTCGACACCTCCGGAGCGTATTGGGCCCCGATGCCAGACAAGGCGAAAAGAAAGGTCTTTGTGGTTATGGGGGCCTTCGGAGACATCTATATGATTGCCAAGCACGTCCCTCCCGGTTCCATCATTGCCACATCTCCGCACTACGCTGACATTGTGTACGAACTCTTTCCCGACCTTGAAGTGTTTGAGGTGGAGGGCGACCGCAATAGCCTACCCAACGTGGCTGCCATGTGCGCATACAAGTACCCGACCTACGACATTATTGTCGCCCAACAGGACGGGCAGGGAACTGACGTGGTGAAACCGTACCGGTCGTATCAAAAATTTCAAGAGGCAATGGCCCGTTCATAAAATGCACAACTACAAAAAAGTCATCATCAATCTCGACGGGAACTCCAGTAAGATTCAGCATCGGGACATCGTCGAAAAGAACATTGCAGAGGCCCTGCTTGCCCTGCAAATCCCATACGAGTTCTACAAGTCAAAGCGCAAAGGATTTAAGGTGCTGATGGAGGACATGAACCAGCCGGATACGCTCTATATTTTGGCTGATTCGCTCCAATATCATTTCTGCGAGCAGCCGCATATTGTCATTTGCCGGTCAATTCCGTGGGTACAATCTTCCGTAAAGCCGTCCACCATTGGCCGCCTGACTAACGAGATGCTATTGCAGGACCCGACCGAACTCATCGCAACCATCGCAAGAAACAAGGTGATGCGCCAAGAAAACGACGCCCCTGATTGCCGGACCTATCTGCTTTTCAACGACTATGCCGAAACCACTTCTGACTCCTTCGGGCGTAACGGCGGGGCGGCAATGTCGTGGATGGTTTGCGGGATAAACGACATCCACCTTGAGTTCTTGCCATACGAAGAGGAGGGAAGGCCGTTTGTCAATGAAATGCTAAAGCTTGGCATTGAAAGGTGTAAGCACCCCGACGACATTCTGATTCTGACGAATCGTGACGTGTGTCTTATCCCTGAAGCAACGGGGCTCATAAGAGCGTTCATGGACAACCGCAATATCGACGCCTGCTTTGCGCAGAGGGTGGATGTGCAGTATTCAAAGCCCCTGACCTTTACGGACCTGATGGGTAAGCCTCAGTATTCAGGGATTGACGTTTTCTGCTTTCGGCCCTCCTACCACAAGCTACCTGAATTGCTCAGTGTGAATCTATTGCTTGGCTTTGAGGGATGGGATAATCTGTATGCCAACATTATTCAATGCCGCCTACCTTTTTCGTGCGCCTACCACTGGCCCCATATTGGCGGCTGGCAAACAGACAACAACGAAGGGAATATGTTCAACAGGCAGCAAATAGCGGCCCATGATTCAAATGTGATTGTGGACGGGATGAACGGGATGGTTTGGTACAAAAGAAAGCATTGAGGCCCCCGAAGAGGCCCCAATTCCTTACGCCTGAATTGCACCAAATGCAGACCGGACGCTGGCAACAGACAACTTCACCGTAGTATTGTTAGCCGCCAAAGTGGCAGCGCCATACATAAAGGTGGAAGAAGCTGTGGTTCCAGGAACGGAAGCAAGCGTTGGCCAGTTGATAAAATCGCTGTCGAATGTTACCAACTGCGACCCCGGCGAGCCGAGGGGCTTCCCAGATGAAGGCACCTGAGTAGCAACCATTGTTCTTAAAAGTCCCATTTCAGTAAGACGGATTGTTTTTGCCCGTCGGGACAAAGTTATGCAATTCTCCGATAAAAGAATCCCTCCCGACTCCAGTTTTTTGACCGCACCTGGCCGTCCTGCTGCTGCTGAACGTACCACTTTGCGTTCCCGTAGTCGTTAATATTATATTCTGCCGTACTCAGCATAAGCCTTGACATGGCGCCGTCGGACTTTTCCCGGTCAATCAGGTTGAAGTTCATGTCGTCCTGTATCGCCTGCTTGAAAGGGTAGCGGATAGGCTGCTCGACAATATTGTATGAAAACTCCTTCAGGTACACGCTGTCGCCCCGCAGAAACGAATTGTGGTATTCACAGGCGTCGCCAATACTTCCGTTCTTAGTCTGCTCACTGCTCCCAGTGAAAATCCCGATTTCCTGATTTTCCTTTTTGTTTTCAAACCCCAATATCTCAAACTTCTTGAGCATGAACCCAATAAGGCCATGTTCAATCATATACTTCTCAAAGGCCGCACTCCGGTTGTTTTCAAGGGATATGGGCATGGAGTAATATTGGGCAATAAGGGCCATTTGCTCAAAGTCCCAATTCGGGTTCTGAGGGTCGTTTTGCCTGTTGACAAATTCAAGGAAAAAGCACGGGGTAGGCAGATAGTCGGGCAAGGTCATTCCCGTTTCCTCAATGTGACGAATATTGGCCCGCTCGTATGCCTCGTTGAAATAAAGCTTGCCCGATGCCCCCTGCTTTGACCCTTCCTGCTTCACCTCTGTCTTAGCGTAGGGGTCAAGGCCAAGGATGCCCAGCTTGTGGTTGAGCGGAATGAGTACGTTGTTCTTGGCTCCGAACTTACCGATGGTATGCGCTGGCGGCTCCCAGGTCCTGAACACCGGACCCTTGGAGTCATCCACCCATACGGGCAGGCGGCAGTTCTTCTTGTCCAATGCCTTGAAATATCCGGCCTTGATGCGGCCCTGAACCTCCGGAACGTCTACCGCTGAAAGCAAGTCGCTTAGGATGTTCACGTCGAACGGGCAGAACGGGTTGAGGCTGGAAAATACATCGTATATGGTGAATGGGTTCTGACGCCGCTCCTCCATCCACAAAGACTCTCTTTGCTTCTTTTTCTGTTCGGCATCAAGTTCCAGCTTCCTTTTGGCCCCCATCCGGACAAGGGGAATCCCCTCGGAGTCCTCCAGATGCCGGTGATTGGCCTGCATATGCTCCCATTGCTCGTCTGTCGGGTCGTCGATAATGTCCTCTCCATACGGACCAATGAATCCAGGCTGTCCGATATAGGACGGCAAAAACAGGTTGCGAAGCTTGTTTGAGGTGTACAGGTATTTGCCTTCTTCAGTGGTGGCAAGGTCAGCGTCGAAAAAGAACTTTTTGTAGTTCTTGCCTCCCTTTTCAATCTTGTTTGAGGTGGATGGCAAAAAGGCAAATCCGGTCTTGCGACCCATGTTGGTCATGGTCTTTTCCTGAATTGACCACCACTCAGTGATGTCAAAGCGAATCACCTTACCAATCTCATCCTGACCAATCATGTTCATCTCGTCCCCGTCAAAGCCCATCTCGGTGGACGTTTCAAGGCGGATGAGGGAGTTAAGGGCCTCAGATTCTTTGCCCTTGCGCATGATGTGGTGGCTTTCGGTAAAGCTGATGCTATCCTTGGTCACCTCCATGGTGTAGCGCATCCACTTGGGAAGCTTTTGAATCGGAATAACAAGGAACTTGCGGAAGTTGGCACGGGACAGCTTTTCATCCGTTGAGGACAAACCGCAGTTTTGTTCTTCCCTGAGCGTTGCAAACCAGTAGGCGAGAAAGTGCTGAAACATGGTGGCCGAAAGCCGGCGTCCCTTAGCGTAAATCACCCCGTACTCCCGCCAGAACTTGTAGCAATTCCAGCAATAAAGCATCACAAGGCGGTCCCTGTTCCGGTACTCTGGGAACCCGTCTTTGGTCTGCACCTTGGGCCTCCAGTACGTCAGGATGTTGTATTGCCAAGGCGTTATCCACGTCAGGTATTTGCCCTGAATGAAAAACCAATAGCCGTCACGGTAGTTGCGGTCATCCTCCTGAATAATGAAGTCGGCCTGAGATTTAGTCGGTGCCTTGGGGTCCACGCCCTTCATGAAGGCGGGTTCGGGCGTTCTCTGAAATTTAGACTTGGGGTCCCCGTAGCCGGG